GATTCTCCTAAAACATTATCTGTTGTTCCACCCGTAAATGTTACAGCAGATGAAGCATTAGTGAATGTGGTAGCTTCTCCAAGAACATTGTCACCATTTCCTTTTGCCCATCCAGTAGAACCAGTTGCAGAATTTTTATAAGCTAGAGATCCAAGACTAGAAAGATCTCCAAAGAGATGCCAGTTTGTTCCATCAAAAATAAATTCCTTACTACCATAAATAACAATATCACCAGAAGAAGCAGTAACTGATTCTCCACTAATTGTAATTGTTGATGTTGTTGCACCATCAGAAAGTTCAGTTGTTGTTACACCTAAAAAATGTGTAGCAGAGCTAAGATCATTTACTAAGGTGTACAAGTCATCAATATTATCTCTAGAAGTGGCATCTTTTATAATATATGTATTGCCACTAGGTAAAGTTATTTTACTAAGAAGATTCTCGGTTTCCCATGCAGTTTTTGACATAATTTATATAATATTTATTTTATTTTTTAATTTGTTGTTATTTGTAATTGTAATGTCTCTCCAGTAACAGTGTCATTGCTTGAAAGATGTATCTTATTGTTCCAAGTGCTTCTTTCAGCTGCAGTTATATGACTTACACTGTCATTTATATGATCATTTATAAGGTCTTCAAGGTATTTGTCTGTGAATGCTAAATCTGCTATAAAAGCATTTCCACTTCCTATCTTGATTCTTGGATAGGACACATTGTCTTTTGTATATGCGTCATCATATATGCATATAGTTCCAGCTGCAGGAACATAGTCAGTTCTAGTTGCCCAATATGCAGTTGTTCCATGCTCTATACCAATAAGAGTCCTCCATTCTACTGCATCTTCATTTGAATTGACTGACAGGACTTGACCAGCGTCACCTAAAGCTGTAATAGGATATGTCATAGAGATCACACCATCATTAAGTGAGATTCCATCTCCTGCAAGATATGGCCCTACAAGTATCTTGTTTCCATTATAGTCACCAATATAGAGTCTGTTGTAGTTTGACTTAGATAATACTGCAGGCTCACCAAAAACCAAGTTCATGCTGGACAAGAATGTGTCCAGATCCTGCACAGATGTCACGTCTTTCTTTTTTATCAATACCTTCTTAGTAGCTATGCTCATATAAAAAATCAGATTTATATATTCTTATAATAAATCAACTAGACATCTAAAGAAATAAAAAAGGGTTGGAACAATTCCAACCCGTTTCTATATAAGGATATCAATTAAGATTAAGAGTTAGATTGTGAAGACTTGTTAGTGAACTGATTATTTGTTTCTGCAGTATTGGTAGTAGCAGTACCACAGTCGAAGATGAATGAGTCATATTCAACCAATGAAGCAGAAAGAGCACCAGTTGTAGTATCAGTTGTAAAAGCAATATCTTCAGTATTTGAAGTAGTAATAGCAGCTGTTCTGTTTGATACTATAGATGTTCCATTAACAGTTACATTAGTTACAGTACCAGTTTCAATAGTATCAATTCTTCCATCTAATTCATCAATAGCATCTTGAACATTTGATGTAGTTAAACCACTATCAGTATTAGTATAAGATACTTCTGAAGCAATTTGAGCAGCGGGAAGAGTTACAGTAGTTGTGTCAGTTCTAGTAATATGACCTTGACCATCATAAGTAACAGTAGGAATATCGATAGTTCCGCCGTAAGAAACAGTTCCAGTTGCACTTCCAGAAGCAGTACCTGCAGTAATAGAATTGCTGTGTCCGATGGTTACTGCATTGTCACTTACTGTAGTAGTGATTCCAGTGCTTCCTGTGAATGTTACAGTTGCATTTGTGCTAGCATCTGCAGAGAAAATTTGATCGGTATTTGTACCATCACTAATACTCAATGTAGCATCGTTTGCAGTAATTGTAGGAAGTGTCAAAGTGACATCAGAAGCAGCAGTGATATGACCGTATGTATCAACAGTAACTTGCGGTATATTGAATGTTCCACCATTAGTCAAAGTAGTAGCAGCATTTGTAGCATAAGTTCCTGCAGTTACTCCAGAAGTATTGTGAGTAATTTCTCTATTGTGTTCGAGAGTGCCACCACCACCTAGTGCGCCAGTACCAGTGATAGTTACAGTCTTTAATGCATGAGAACCTTCATCACCAAGTTCTGTCCAATTAGCAGCAATATTACTGTCACCACTTAGAACATATTCTTTATTACCATAAAGAACAACATCACCTTTTTCCCATGTGGTATGTCCACTTACAGTTGCACCACTTTCTCCTTTTGGATCTGATGTAGATGTTCCAATAAAGTGCATTGCACTAGATAGACCTAGATCAGCAGCGCTAGGGAAGACGATAGTGTTAGTCTTTACATTATGTCCAGTTACGTGACCTGCAGTGTCGAAAGAATAAGTAACTGTATCAAATTTAGCAATCTTTCCAGTGTTAGAAGCTGATTGTTCTTCTGTTGGAGCTGTAGTAGCACCAATAACTTCTGAAGATGTTGTTCCAGTATCAGTAGCTGCTTTGTGAGTGACTGTGTATGCTGCATCAGTTGTAGAGTTTGCAGTGAATCCAGTTCCTGTTCCAACAACCAACCATGTGTCGCCAGTAAGAGACAGCTCAGCATCACCAACTGTGATGTTGTTGTTAGATGCAGCTGTAATATGTCCTTGTGCATCAACAGTGAAAGACGGAATCTGTGTTGTAGATCCATATGTTCCTGCGGTAACTGTACTATTAGAGTGCTTGATAGCAATAGTATTAGTTGCTGCAGAAGACGGATCAAATTCTAGACCAGTTCCAGTGGTGACAGTTTTAGCAGTTGTGCCATCAAATTCCATAGAACCGATGGTAAGAGACGCAGCTGTACCTTGAGGAACTGCACTTAAGACTCCATTATTTGATGTAATAGTACTATTATCAATATTTACTTGATAAGTACTAACACCATTCACAGCAGTTGCAATTAAAGTATTACCAAATGCTGGGAGAACATAACGGAGTGCTGAAAATTCACTTGTACCATCACCAATTTTGAAGTTATTAATATCTGAATTCCAAGCGAACTCACCTTTTAGAAGAACTAAAGAACTAGCACTCGACCAATTGGAACCAGTGTCATTCTTCAGCTGAATTCTAGTATTAAATCTTTTTACGGCCATAAATTTATATATTTATTTGATTTTTTTCTATAATGAATAATAATTCTTGAGAGTTAAAGTGAAAAATTCTATTTTATATATTTATAAAATGAGAACAAAATGGAATGGACATTTATTATTTGAATTCCTTACAAAGCTCAGGAAAACTAAAAGAGCTTTTTGATCCAGAAGAAGCACCTATATTTGTGCTAGAAGCTTTCACCAGACTAGAGAGACATTTTTGCAAAGAGACTTTGATTGACTATTTTCATGCATTAGACCAATGGGAAGAGATGATCCAAGATGACTACATTGGCAATATATATGAAGTTGTCAAAGAAGAAGATGACAAGATCATTGTAGAATTCTCTGAACCTGACAATCCCACTAAAAAAGATGTATGTTCATATTTCTTAGCCTGATCCAAGCAGGAATTTCGCCGCCTGTGGCACCTCAGCCCGCCCTAGATGGCGGAACCCAGTGTACCTGATATAATTATACCTCCTTAAATAAAAAAGCTCCTAGAATTGATCCTAGGAGCTTTTTGTTTATATATCAATTTATTGGTTAGTCAATGTTAGAAGTAGCACCGCCAGATTGAAGAATCCATACAAGAGAATCATCAATTCTCAAACCATCTGAAGAAGTCACAAGACCAGAACCAGCATTGTCTGTGATATCACTATTAGTCTCATCAAGTTTTACTTCAACAGTTTTAGTTGTTCCAGAAGTAGTAGTAACTTCAATACCATCACCAGCTTGGATGTTTGGAGTAGCATTTTGAATCTCATCTTGTACATAGTCTCTAACTGCATCTACAGTAGGGATCAAGTCTTCACCTGTGCCAGAGCCAATTGAGCTTGCAATCATCTCACTTCTCAAAGTAGCAGTGATGACATTATTGTTATCGACACTTACAGAAATGTAATCAGTATCACCACCAGTATAGACATCTACTAAGTCTTTTACAGGAAGATAGATATGAGTGTCAGTTGCTGTGCCATCATAAGTGTTTACTACAAAATCAATATACTTGTCACCAGGAACAAGTCCAGCAACAGGAACATCAGCAGTTTGACAAGTCTCAAGAGTAGCACTCTTTACAACAAAGTCTTTAGGAATATTGATGGTATCACCAACTTGAACGCCATTTTGCTTTACAACATAAGAAGAAGCATAACCAGTTTCTGCACTAGCAAGTTTTTCAACAGTGACTTCATTAGCAGTAGCTTTAGCATCAATGTAATCAGTAATAGCTTCTACATCCCCAGAAGTAAGGACTCCACCATCAGTGCCAATATCAATACCAGAACCAGAAGTGTAACCAAGATTAGCTGGAATTACTGAGATGGTGTTGTTCTCATCAACTACAATAGTAGTATCATCACCAGCATAAGCCTCTGGGGTCATGTGGATAGTTCCAGAAGGTGTCCAACTGTGACCACCATCTGTAGACACTTCAATGTTGTAAGTGTTCTCTTGATCTGGATCAGCTACTACGCGAAGTTTGACCAAATTGCCAACAAAACCACCAACTTCATCTTGAGACTCTTTTTGGATTGAATTTGCTTCACTGAAATCCCAACCAGTTTCTGAATTGTATTGTCCACCAAGCAATGATTGTTGTTTAGCCCATGCATAGACATCCGCTGCTATGGCTGAACCCCAAGGAAGATCTTTTAGAAAATTTGTTCCATCACCTACTTTGAATAGAATAGCAGGTTCATCAGCTACTTCTCCAGATGCAGCAGGAATCTCATAGAAAATCACTTCACCTTTAAGAGGTTTAAATGTGTTCTCAACTCCTTGCCAATTAGCTAAAGTATCATACTTTAGACCAATTCTTGTATTCAATAATTTTTGTGCCATTGTATTTTATATTATTTATTTTACTTTTTAATCCTTTATATTACTGAAGTGTAGTCACCACACTCAATGGTCCAATCCATTCCATCAATACCAATCTCATACCCTTCAGCTGTTTGGTCTACTGTAATAGCAGTGTTTGCTTTAGAAGCGATAGCTAATGTGCCAGAAGAATGTGGAAGCAAAGTAGCAATGCCATTCTCATCATAACCTAAGACTTTATTAATTTTACTAGCAGTTGGAACTACTGGAAAAACTGGAATATAACTTTTTAAACCACTCCAAGGAGTACCAGTCCATTCTATATCTTTGCCGGTTCCACTATCTTTTTGACATTCACCAGCTCTAAGTTCAGTAAGAACACCATTTGAATATCCAAGAGCTATCTCACCTTTGTACAATGGAACTTCAGAATTCTCCCATTTTGAGATCTCATCTCTTCTTGATATCTGGATGATGTTTAGTATCTTCTTATCTAATTCTGACATGTCAATTAGTTCTTTTATAAATTTATAATAAATCTAGTATATACTCTAATGAAACCACACATCACACCTTTTGCTTTATCTCGGAATAAGCTAGCTCTCCGGTCCCTTCCTTTGATCTTTTTGCTATAATATAATAGAATGTCCCTAGCTCTAAATTGTTTAAATGCTCAATGATATTTACATAAGGGACATCTTGTACATATAGTTCAAATCCTGATTCAAATTTGTCACTTGTGTATAGATCAAACCAATAGGTCTCATCTTCTTGTATATCTACTTCTTCCTCATCTAGCAATAATTTAAAATAACTCTCATCATCAACTAGCAGTATTCTATATCCTTCTTTAGATGTTCCAGCAGTAGAGTTGTCTGCTTGAAGGGTCAAGAACCAATCATAGTCGTATTGTACACCACTCATTGTAGTAGTGTGCTCTAAAGGAGTATCTTCATCATCGGTTATCATAGCATAGTAAGGTGTGTTGCTTGCCATGCCATAAAGTTCTATTTCATTACCCCTTGAAACATTTTCAAAGGAACAGAAGAGATCTCTCTCTTCCGTTCCTTCATCATTTCTATATATGTATAGTTTCATAAGTTATTTATTAAGATACAGTTATTGTTCCAGTTGTTCTAGTGATTGAGTTGAAGTCAAGATTCACAGGATTCACATTGCTATCTGTTGTGAATGTTACTGGTTGACCCCATACAGTGCCATTTGTTCCTATAGTTGTATCATCTGATGTTGCATAAGCTTTGTATGTGTATGAAGTGTTTGGACTCAAACTAGACAAGTTATAAGAGAATGAAGAAGTTGTTTCAGAGACAGGTATTGTTGTTGCAGTATTTTCACCATCAGAAGTTACCCACCACTTGAATCCTTCAGCAGTCACATTGTGACTTCCAGTCTTAGTCCAAGAGCCATTCAAAGTAGCAGAATCAATACCGACACTAGATGCATTTCCAGTTGTGACTGACAATGAGTTAGAGTCAGTCACAGTAATTTCATAAGTGTGAATGATTGGTGCAATCACAGAACCAGAATTATCATTAGCTAACTTAGTTGTAGGAGAAGTTATAGTCAAAGTGTATGTTCCAGAAGTGCTGAATGCTGGAGAAGTTCCATTCCAAGATGTAGCACCTTGAGATGTGTATGTGTGTCCAGTATGAGTATCTGTAATCTCTATTACTGAATTGTTAGCAATTTGTGTTCCTGCACCTAGTTGGAAAGTAACATCTATTGGTAGAGTTGATTCTGTTTGAATACTTATACTACCAATCTGATAAGTTCCTGGTTGAGTATTAGTTCCAGTGGTAGTAGAATCATTATTAATAGTGGTAATAAGTGTTGATGACTCAGCTTCAGCTGTCTTGATGATGAATGGCTTAGATGAGATGCCTGCATAGTTAGCTGAAGTGACCTTGAATGCATAGTATCTACCAGGAATCAATTCTTGATAGAAATTAGTTCCTGCTCCTAATGGAGTAGATGTATTATAATCTATAGTAGTGTCATAATCTGGCCAACTAGTTCTATATATAGTTTGTGTGAAGTTTCTATCTTCTTCAGTTCCAGTTGACAAAGCTCTATTAAAATCATCCATACTTTCTGCTGAGAAACCAATATCATTAGAAATATTTTCAACTTTAGTTTTATCAGCCATTACAGCCTCATAAAAATCATCATCAATTTTTCCAGTTGTAAGAGAAGTTTCTGTATCATGCATTGTCAGAACTTTCCAATTCAATTCTGGATCACATGGATTTGACAATATAGCGAGAGCTTCATTTGAACCAAGAGGCTCAAACAATCCTTCTACAACAAATGCCGTACCAAATGTGCAAATATCTCCATCATCTTGATAAGTTCCGATTGGATCATTTGCTATAAAGAAATTCTCATAGTCATTATCATCATCCTTTGTATCAAAACCTGGGACAAAACCAAACACATAATTAGATACATCAAGATTCTTATGAACAAGAGGCAAGAAAGGTCTTCTGCTATCAGTCTCTGTGCTGAAATTGAAATATCCAACTTTTTCATCACCTTGATATGGCACATTTCTACCAGTGAAATTGATAGAAGTCATTTCTGGTGACTCAGCATACCAGTTCTGGCTAGAGAATTGCACTTCATTCAATGACTGAGTTCCTGAATTTACCACAACTTTCTTCAACACTTGTCTTGGTGGGAACAGGGTCCATAAGTTGATTCTCATATCAGACTCAGTAGGAACATTATAAGAAGATCCAGTTTTATGTGGTGCAGTGGCTTTGATGTCTAATGTCCATACTGCATCTTCCTCATTGTCTCTCCACTCATCAGTGCTGATACCTAGAACACTTACAGTATTATCAACAATTTCTTCTTCTACAACAGTAGCACTTAGATCATCTACTTTTGTTTTATATATACTGTTTACTGGATAAGTTATTGCTCCTGATGATGCGACTGGAATAGCAAGATCTTTTCCTGCATCAGCATCTCCTTCATCTATAGAATCAAAGAATGCATTAGTGTCAGTACATACTGCAGTTGGACTGATATCAGATCTAACTGGTGTTGCAGCAAGTGTTATTGGTGTGACAGTTTGGTCTGTTCCTAAAACACCTTTGTAAAGACTAGCACCAATAGTGTATACTCCTAATTTCTTGTTGTATGAATCAAACTCAATAGCGGCATCTGCTTTTGGAATGAATGAGTTGAAACCATAATATGCTCCATATCTGCTAGAAGCAATGTCACTGACACCAGACAATTGAATCCAGTTTGTTAGATCCTCCAAATCATATATGTTTGGATCTGAGTAGTCAGAAAGATAGTCAACTTTAAATGAAGAAGCATTCAAGAATGCACCATTCAATTGATTTTTTGTTCCATCAGACTCTGTATTCCCATCAGTTACTGAAGTGAATAGTGTGTCGGGTTGATTGAGCCCATAAGTCTTGTTATTTCTGTTGTTGAATACATTAAGCTCTTCACCACTTTGTTGTCCCGTAGCTTTTAATATAGCATGACCAGCAGACATGTTGTGAAATGCTGGAAAATCTCTTTTAGTCTCATATGATTGAGATGCTATATTAACAGTGACCGCTTGGTCATATGAGTCCACAGCATTAGCAGTTATAGTATAAGTAGTTTCTGGCCATAATCCAAAATCATCATCTATAGCATTACTTGCTTGGATTGGAGTATTTCCATCCGGATTGCTTAATGTTTTAGTTTTTGCTGTTTCATCCCATCCACCACTTGGAGGAGTGAATGTGACATTTAAAGTTTTTAGATAATTTGACATGATCTATATAAGTTTAATTATTTACATTCTCATTAGCAGTTGTTCTAGTGATGTCAACAATAGAGACATTGACTTGGATTGCATCATTGAAGACTTCCATATGGAGCTGTCTGATGTAAGAGTCTAGCCATCCATCTTTAGCAGCAATGCACCACACATCCAATGGATTTCCTACAATAACATTGTTATAAGCACTGTTATTTGGATCTATGTTATGAGTGTGTGTAGACTCAAAGTCAGATTGGGCATCTGCCAGAGAGCTGTACCAATACAATTCTGCATCTGCTGGCATAGTGTCATACAGGTTAGTTTGAGATATGAACCAAGTGAGTCCAATAGGTCCAGAGATCTCTTGTATGCTTTTCACAATTGGTGATTGGATGTTCAGCACGACTCTCTCAAGTCCTTCAGAGTCACCACCAAACAAGACATATCTTATATCTGGATTGAGCATCAGATGGAATGAAGTGTCAGAGTCTTTCACCGTGACTACATCTGCTGTCTTTATTCCATTATGAACATACTGGTTCTTGATTGTCATCTCAGTTGAAGATGAGATGTCATTCACAATAGTGTACTCAGATCCATCACCACTTCCAGAACCTTCTAGATAAGGAGACTCGGCAGTGAATGTGAACTCAGAGTTTTGAGCTTCTATCCAACTGTAATCACCATTTTCATCTATATGAAGAATATAATCACCTTCATTTTCAGGAAAATCAATTGGTGTGCTAGATCCTTCACCTATCTTTGTCCAGTTGCCATTATTCTCTTTGTAATATATGCCATTGTTAGTTATTGTGTCTCCAATGACAGCAACTACCATACCAGGATAAGAATATCCACCAGCGGCATCTAAAATATTAGTGAGATCATCTAATAACTCAACAACTGTTCTAACATCTAAAGGCTGGGCAGTTGTTGGGTTTATTGAGAATCCCTGTGATGAATAATTTGAATTATATATCTTAGACATAACTATTATATTTTATTGCTTTTGTATACTAATTGCTAATGGAGATGTTGCAGTATTTCCTGAATAAGTGTACTCATTCCAAGTTATACCATTCTCTTCATACTGTATTGGATTTCCAAAGCCATTGAATTGTTCTGAAGTTTTAGCTTTCCAAATGGTATTTTGAGTGTCCCAATACTTCATATCAGATGGATTCAACTGGTATGGTGCACCAATTCTCAATTTGAATGCTCCATTAGCAGTGTCATGTATGAATGGAATCATGTAATATCCACTACCAACAGATTGAATTCCAGGATATACATTTCCAATCAATGTGTCATAAGGAGTTGCATAATATGTAGTAGTTGAAGTTATATGATCTTTCCATGTGTTGTTGTCTACATAAGTCATGTACTGTATTCTTGGTTTCACAGTGACATTTTTAGTGCCAGAAGAGAATGAATAATTTGAATAGTCATTACTTAAAGTATTGATCAATTGGCTTGTCATCAAGACAGAAGTTGTGCCAACTGTATTTAGTGACTGACTATCTGACACTGTGTACTTAGTTCCGCTATAAGAGTCTATAGTGCTTTTGATAAGATTTGTATCATTTCCTATTGCTCCACTTACTATTGGAGAATTAGAAGTGAATGATATAGTCTCACCAATATATTTTGTTGTAGACACTAAATCTGGGGTCACTGTAACTGATTTCTTGTTTATCACAAGATTTGCTTGTTTAGTACTAGAGACTTTACCACCTTTAGAAACTCTGAAATACCCAGAATATGTTCCGGCATTTGTTCCATGAATATCATTATTATAAGTGGTCCAAGGACCAGTAGATGATGAAGAGTACTGTATACTTGCATCAGATGGTTGAGCAGTTACATTTCCTATAGGAAAATATTGGTTAGATGCATTGTATGTGACAGATTTTGAAGTCACATTCACATCAAGTTGCTCTTCACCTTCAAGAACAGCTCTGAATATGTCTTCATAAGAAGTACCAGCTGGAATTATTCCTTGTGTCCCATTTGAAGCAAAATGAGCTTTTGTCAAATACCCAAGACCGGTTCCATTTGTACCTTTTTCAGTATATCCAAGACCACCTTCACCAGTTGGAGTGAACACTAATCTATAATCAATATCAGAAGCTGTGACTGCATCACCACCAGATCCACTGCCAGTTTGATCTGGAGCAGCTATCCATTTGTTTCCATTCCATTTTAGAACATATCCATTAGAAATTTCTCCAGAAACATCAACATCATCAAGATCTGATAGATTATTAATAGGAGTTACTGATATCCATTTGTTTTTAGCAGCATTCCAAGAAAGTACTTGACCATCTTCTTTGCTTGCTACATAGACATCAGTAAGATCTTCTAATGAGTCGACACCAGAGCCAGATCCACTTCCACCAGACTTCTTAGCCCAAGCAAGACTTCCATCTTGATTTTTCTTGAGGACTATCTCATCTCCAGTATTAAATTGGTCAGCATCTGGAAGATCTAGAAGTTTCTGCCAACCAGCTTCATTATTTTTATTAGAAGTATCAATAAGTAGATATACACCATTATTATCATTAGTATCATCAACTACTGTGACTAACATTCCTTTATACCTATAATCAGATATTCCAGATGTTCTAAAACTAGAAGATTTAAATAAATCTTCTTTTTCTGATTGAATTAATCTGGCATCTATTGGAACCGCAGCAGTTATAGTATTGCCAAAACTTTTAGGTTGTATATTTTCTGTATATTTCATTTTAATTTAATTTTATTGCATATATAGATTGTATTTCCATAGTATAAGCAAATTTATAAGTATTATTGCCAGCACTAACAAAAACATTTTGTTCAAACCAAGTTTTGCTATCAGGATCAAAATTATATACAGTTATACTATTTGTTCCATTTGGAACTTTTATATAAATATCTCCAATACCTTCAGCTTGTACGTATGGGAAATAATAATCAGCATTACTACAAGGATAACTATCTGTATAACTTGACATATCTGGAATATCCCAAAGTTTTTCATAAAGAATTCCATCAGCACCCTTCAAATCTGCACCACTCTTCAATGCACTTATTGAAGTATACATATCTCTCCAATTATCAGTTCCTAGATTATTATGCCATTGAGGAAGATCTTGAGGAACATATTCAAAATGAGCGGTATAAGTTACAGTTGTCTCTTCCATCATAGTGATTCCAATTGTAACTGTCTCATTTGTAGTCTCAACTGCTTCTTGTCCATTTCCAATCTTTTTAGTCCAATTCACAAATTTGTAATTTGGCTTTGCCGTAGCTTTTGAAGATGCAATAGGACATTGTGTTTCGACTGGGTATTCATATGTTCCACTTGGAGTTACGCTACCATAATTATTGTTTTCTGATTTGATAACAACTCTATATTTAGGAACACTAGGAAGCTCATTGAAGTAAGCAGTGTAGATTATAGTATCACTATCAGTGAAATTGCCATCTTCATTGATAGATACAGTAGCAGTTTGCCAATCACCATCAAGAACGCCATTCAGTCTTCTTTCCCATTTATCAAACTCATGCGTAGAATCTGGTGTAGCAGTAGCATCATCAGTGAATGGAGTTCCAATCTCAATTTGGTTTGTAGTATTTGGATGATTTACTAATGACACGGTACCACCACCATTTGAGATCACAATGACTGTATACTTGTTATCACCAGGCTCACTCTCAACATTACAATATATTCTAGCAGTATCAGAAGCTGAGCCATGGATATTAGAAGCACTAAATGTGTATTCTAATGTATTATTAGAAGGATTTATAGTTACTTGATAATCACATATACCATTATGATCATGAAATTCCTGCTCTAAATCAATTGGTTCTGCTGGATTCAATGAGTAAGATGTTCCTATCAAGCTTGAATAATTTGAGACAATAAGTCTCACATAAACAGTTATTGGATCAGACTCAATTGTAGCAAATGTCAGAGACAAGCTATCCATCCAAGTTGAGCCATCTAAAGAGACCTTGATATCAACTATAGGTCGGATTCCATCACGATCAACTTGTCTTCCATACAAAATAGCATCAAATGCATCTTGAACAGAGAGCTGTGTGTTTCCTCCAAAATAGAAATTGTTTCCAGAGTGTTGGACCGCCCAAGCTGCTTCTGTTGTTCCTAACCATCCAAAGTGTCGATCAGCCCCACCCATTTTATGGTAAGTGACTAAATTAGTGTCGAAATCTTGGCCAGGACCAGTAGCACTAAGAAGATCTGTGATCTCTATAGGTTCTAGGATAACATTCTTAGCACTTATGTTTGTTATGTAATTGCTAGATCCATTGCAGTCACATCCTATTATATAGTAATCAGTAAGTCCAGTTCCAGTCCCAACAGCAATGAGTGCTTTGTCCTCACCATTATCACTATAAAGAGCAATAATAGGCTGACCAGGTCTATGGTACCCATAATTGTCTAATGCGGTTTTAGCCGCATCTTTACTTGGATAACTTGTTGTTCGAGTTCCACTTCCGTTAGGGGAAAGAACTTCAACTATGTATTTCATCTAGACCTGTTGTTTTTTATAATAATAAGATAGCAATAATCATTTTTATAAAGCGGATTCTATATATTATTTTATAAAAGAATAGAAAAAAGCAATATTTCAAATGGCTAAATGCAATCTTTTACGTCCGCTTAATACCCAAGGTGGAACATTCTTTACATTCTCACAATGGGGTGAGGATCTTACTTTACAAAATGCTTTAGGTGATGCATATCGAATAGTGCCAAGCAGATTTGCTTGCATGAATATCAATTATAATGGAAAATCTAATGATCAAGTTGGAAGCATATTCCAAGACATATTTGAACACCGTTGTGCTGCATTCAGACACTACTTTGACAATGACACAAATGAAGTTGAAAGATTCACACCTAGACATGCTTCTATCCTTTTCTGGGATACATTGAAAAATCATTTAAATGTAACTATAGGACCTAATAATGACAATAGTGAAATTGTCTATGTAGGTGAAATGGATCTTCAAGGCACTAATTATATAGATGGAGTCACTTACTCTGAACTATATTGCATAGTCCCTACAAATGCAAAAAGAATGTCTAATTGGGAAGTAGCATCTTCCTCATCTCAACAAACAACAGATATAACTTTTAATAATGCTTGTCTTGAAGAACCTTATCCATTCAGATGGACATCTGCATCATATCCAAATCCAACTTCATCAAGCAGTGTGGCCACTCATCAAGCAGATAGCACAATCACTATTCCAACATTCTTTGATGGACCTGCTATCTTGACTTGTGAAGATAACCAAACTAGATATTCAAGCTTGAACACTTTAGACTCACTTCATCAAGTGTTCATGCAGGATATACTGAACAACCAGAATTATTTTAAACTAAAGAATGATCCATCATTTACATTCAACACTATTGCTCTTTTCTATGATATTGTAGCCAAAGATGAACATAATGATTATCATTATATTTATACTGCTGTTCCTATGGGTATATATTTTACAGGACAAATCTCAGGGAACACACTAGAAAATGAAGTCAATAAAGTCGTAACTAATGATGACATATATGGGCAGGGCTCATCTTATGGGTTGAGAGTGACAACTAAATTCTGTGCTGAGTCATTGCTCCCACAAGGTGGACAGAACACTTCTGGTGCTGAGGTGACCGCTTCTCTTGGTGACCTCTATCCAGAGATGGCTGCTGTAATGGACAGATTCAATGCCGCAGCTGAGTCTCTTGATGACTATACTGACCAAGTCCAGTCTTACATCGAGCAAATGAACATCCATTTGAGTGACTTCAAAGACAATCGTGTCAATGTCCCTTATATAAGAGAAGTGAGAGAGTCAGCTGATGCTGCTCCAGTGAAATACTGGTTTGTGAATGGTCGCTCTACTGGTGTAAGAGTTGAAGGAACTAACAATATAATTATAGAAGGGTCTGGAAGTGGACAAGACTTGAACCAGCTCATTGAGAACATTGTTCAGAATGTCATAAATAACAACACTACTATCCCGAATATAATTAACAATTATATAACTAATAACAATCCTGGTGGAGCAATTGAAGCTGGAAGCTGGATAGAGCACATTCCATATGACAAGTATAAAGAGACCGGCACAACACAAGTTCCAAACATCCAAGACTATCAAGACTTGAGTGGCAATGAAGCTGTTGAAATGTTCAAAGACTGCACAAATCTTGTAAGAATTCCAAGACTTGAGCTAGCTAACTCTACTTCTATGGATAGCTCATTCATGAATTGCCAAAGTCTTGAGTCTATATACATACCAGACACTATAAGTGTCAAGTCATTCTCTAATGCATTCAAAGGATGCTCTTCTCTAAAGAGACTTGTTCTAGATGCTACATCAGTTGAGCACAATGGCTTCACAAATGCTTTTGTTGGATGCTCTGCTCTTACTGACTTGAGAATAGACAACATAGACCCAACTAAAGTTGATGACATTGACTTGTCTGGAACTAATATAGACTTTGCTAGTCTTGAGTATCTTGTAATGCACATGAAAACACAAGAATATAATGTATCATTTGACACTGCTGGACCTAACTCAACAGTCAATCTTCATCTTCCGAGCTCATTGACTACAAACTCTAGAAGTGTGATGGACTTGATCTACAATGCTCAAATGAACAAAGGTATTCTTATAAAAATAGTATAACTATCATGCCATCTAAAAGTGAATCACAAAAAAGACTGTTCTGCATGGCTTATGCTGTGCGCAAAGGCAAACTAGCACGAAACAAAGTCAACAAAGCTGTTCTAGATATAGCAGATGGAGACATGACTGATAAAGAGATAAAAGAGTTCATGGTGAAAGAGTGCAAGACTTTGACTGAATACTTGAGAGAGTCTCTGTATAATACTCCTTATGCTAAATTTGAAGATACTGATGAAGAATCCATTGAGTTCCCTGAAGGGAAGCACATATTTGTAGTGCTCAAGCCAGGATTCTTGAAGCTCAGTGAGCAAATCATCAACAAGTTCAAAGAGCACAAGTATGAGCTTGTAGCTACAAGGACAAAGCAACTTCTAGAGAAAGAAGCTAAAGCTTTGTATGCTGTCCACAAGAAAGAGTCTTTCTTCGATGACTTAGTGAAATATATGTCTAGTGACTTGTCTACTGGCATGCTCTTCAAGCCAATGAACAAAAAGAAAATGAAAACTGTCTTCAATGAAGTGTCAAAGCTTAAAGATGAGATAAGAAAAGAGTGGGGTGAGTCAGACATGAGGAATGTGCTGCACTCTAGTGACAACTTAGAAGACATGAAGAATGAAGAAAGTGTATATTTCTATACTAATCCAACTGAGAAGAAATGAGACCATTGAAAGCACTTATATCTAAAAAGACATTGCATAGAGCACATGTTAAAGGAAGCTATAATTATGCTATTCGAGCATTTAAAGAGGATGAAGATAAATGTGCTGAATTACTTTTTTCAGAAACCATAGATAAAGATGGTTGGATATGGTATATTACTGATTATGAAGGATTAATGGAAGTGTATCCATTTAAAGATAAAGAGACTAATGTTTTTAAATATGAAACAAATGATGAGGATGAGCTTTTAGATTTTATAGAGAAAAGTAGTTATGATGATCTTGTAAAGCTTTGTAAAGATCCTAAAACATTGATATAGATTATGAAACAACTTAAAGAAGCTTTGATATCTAAAAAGACAATCAATAGAGCTCATAGTGGAAACAGCAAGTTCCCTTATGGCCTATTCATACTATATCCAACTGGTGTTGATGCTCAAAAGTATAGTCGATATGGGAATAGAAAAAATAATATAGGTCATATAGTGATTGCTGATTTTGATTATTGGCACTACTTCATACTGACTGAATCTGAGCTTAAAAGCATTATTGGCACTTTAACTGATGAGTACACTCACATCTATATTGTGAAAGATCCAACTAAAAGTGTAAAAGAGTTAGAAGACATGCTTAGAGCCATGGACTCATTTGATCTTAAAATGAAATCTTGGGTAGAGACTTATACTCTTCAAGATTTTAAAAAACAATTCAAGAAATACTTATGAAACGACTTAAAGAAGCTTTGATATCAAAGAAGACATTGCATAGAGCACATACAGTAAATACTTACAATTATGTTATTTTTCCATTTGAAGAAGATGAACACATTGCCAGCTCTATAGGGAATAGAGTTATAAGTAGTGATAAATGGAATTTTTATATTGTAGATTATGATGGTTTCAAAAAGGTCTATCCATTCAGACATAAGGATACTAAGGTCTTCAAAAGTGAAAAGAAACGAGATGAACTTTATCATTTTATAAAAGGTAGCATGCATGATGATCTTTTAGATCTATGTGAGAATCCTAATAAATTAATCTAACAGAATGAGACCTTTAAAAGCATTGATATCAAAAAATACTATACATCGGGCGCATATAAACAGCTGGTCTCCAGCTTATAATTTCAAACTAGATGATTTGAAAGAAGGATATCTGATTCACACAGAAAATGGATTGTGCTACACATATGCCAGAACAAAAATAGCAGGTAAATTGATAAACCCTAATTTCACATCAAGATGTGATTATGTCTTTGTAAGATATGATGAAAAAAATGGTATAAAATGGAATGGTGTTAATGATTACAAAGATTTTCCAGATCATGTAATGCCAATATTCAATGTCGATTATGTGTATGACAAAGAAGTGAAATTCAAAGACTCTACAGAACTAGCATTTTATCTTTTTCATGAAGTTCCTGAGATATTAAAAAAACTAAAATTTGCATGAGACCTTTAAAAGCATTGATATCAAAAAATACTATACATCGAGCACATGTAAGTGGCAAATGGTCTCCAGCTAGTAATTTCAAACTAGATGATTTGAAAGAAGGGTATCTGATTCATTTAGAAAATGGATTTTGTTACACATATGTCAGAACAAGTATAGCAAGTAAAATAATAAATTCTATTTCGACACCATGTGATTACGCCTTCATAAGATATGACAATAACCATGATATAGGATGGAATGATATTAAAAGCTACAAAAACTTCCCATATAATAAATTATTACATCAGTTCAATGCCGATTATGTGTATGCTAAAGAAGTGAATTTCAAGAATTCTGATGAACTAAAAGCTTATCTTACTGATGAAGTCCCGGAAATATTAAAAAAATTGAAAACAGTATGAGACCACTTAGAGCTTTAATATCAAAGAAGACTATACATAAAGCTCATGTCCCAGATCCTAATGATTGTTTGAAAAGTGACTTGATGCCTTTTGACATTGTGACTTTCTCTAGCTATGGAAACATGGTTACCGCTATGTATCTCACTCCAAGAGAATTGACCGACTATATAGGGTTGCCTTATTCTTCCACTAAACTATTTCCAAATGGTGTGTTCTTTACTGAAGAAGGGGATCTAGTGAATGTTGACTACTTTGATGCTTATTTAAAAAGCAATGAATCAGAATTCTCAGACATCAAAATAGTATTAAGATATGATGAGAAAGTATTTGGGACTATTCATGATGAGAAAAGTATATTAATGATATTGCAGTCACCTCTTGTAGAGAGGATGATAAAAAAGCATATTTAGAGATGATTTTAATCACTGGGTGTTCTGGATTTATTGGATATCATTTATGCAAATCTCTTTTAACTAATAAAAAACATGTAATAGGAATAGATAATATGAATTCATATTATAATGTAAAGTTAAAAGAATATAGATTAAGTGAATTGAATTCTTTTAAGAACTTTTCATTTTACAAATATGATCTTTGTGATTATGACAATATTAGTTCAATTTTTAAAAATAATAAAATTGATATTGTTATAAATCTAGCAGCTCAGGCTGGTGTAAGATATAGCATAGAAAATCCAAAAACATATATAAATAGTAATATTATAGGATTTTTCAATATACTAGAGTGTTGTAGACATTTCAATATTAAGAAATTTATATATGCTTCTTCAAGTAGTGTGTATGGAAAAAATAAAAAGATTCCATTTAAAGAAGAAGATAAAACTGATAATCCTGTAAGTTTATATGCTGCAACAAAAAAAAGCAATGAAGAACTTGCAGAATGTTATTCCACATTATATGGAATACAATGCATAGGATTAAGATTTTTTACAGTATATGGACCAAGTGGAAGACCAGATATGGCTCCTGCACTTTTTGCTAGTTCTATTGAAAATGAAAAGCCAATAAAGGTTTTCAACAATGGGAATATGTTTAGAGATTTTACTTATATAGATGATATTGTAAATGGAATCATTCAAATTGTAAATATTAATAGAGAAGAACCTCATGAAATATATAATATAGGTTGTTCAAATCCAATCAATCTTATGGACTTCATTTATGAATTAGAAAAGAATATTGGAAAAAAAGCTATTATACAATATGCTCCAATGCAAAAGGGTGATGTGATAAGAACTTATGCTGATTGTACAAAGCTTAAAGAGCATTATAATTATATTCCATCTATTAAAATTGATGTTGGTGTAAAATTATTTATAGAGTGGTTCAAAAATAATAAAGAGTATTATGAAAATTGTCGTTAGTATGACAAGTTATCCAAAAAGGATAATTAACATATCTAAGTCAATAAATGCTTTATTGAATGAACAATCACTTAAACCAGATGAAATTTATTTATGGCTAAGCATTGAAGAATTTCCAAATAAAAAAAATGATTTGCCAGATGAATTGAATTCTTTAATAAATAGTAATGAAAATGTTTATTTGAAATGGGTAAAGAAAAACACTTATGTCCATAAAAGACATGAAATATTTAAATTCATTAAAGATGCTTATGTATTCCTTATTGATGATGATGTATTTTATGATAAAAGCCTTATAGAAACTGTTATCAACAAAGCTCAACAATATCCAAATTCTATTGTGTGTTATAATAGATATGATCAACATAGATATAATGGAAAACATATACTTTATGGAAATCCTACTCCAAAAGATGGTCCTCCATATGTAAATAAGTATAGATGGTGTGGACAAAGTATGATACCATCTGATATATATCCAATAGAATGTCTTACAGAAGAAAATCAAGAAATAAGAGATAGAACTTCACCTATTAGTGATGAATGTTGGTTTCAACCATGGATAGTAAAAAATAATATTCCAATTGTTCATTGTAGTTATGGTTGGGGTGAAGATATAGATCCAAATAATGGTAAAAAATCTGGCTTAGTTGCATGGTCACACCAGAAGGATAAAAATGGATATGAAAGAAGAGATATATGGTTGAATAATGTCTTGAATGCGTATCCAGAAATAATGGAAAAATATAAAAAACTTTTTAATTATGGAAAATAATAAATGGATCAATTTTTGTGAAAAACAAATTCCTGAATTAAAAAGATTATATAAAAAACAAACAGGAAAGAATCTTGATTTAAATAATTGTAGAACTCTTACTGAAAAAATACAATGGCTAAAAATTTATGATAGTAACCCATTGAAAATAAAATGTAGTGACAAGATACTTGTAAGAGATTATTGTAAATCAAAACTTGGTATAGATTTATTCATACCAATAATTGGAATTTGGGATAAATTTGATGATATAGATTTTTCAGAACTTCCAAAAGATTTTGTTCTTAAGACAAACCATGGGTCACATACAAATATTATTGTAAGAAATGGTGTTTTAGATAAAGTTTCTGCAAAAAAGAAATTTGAAAGTTGGCTTTCAAAAGACTGGTCTTGGTATGGAAAAGAAATGGCATATTATCCAATAGAGAGAAAAATATTTGCCGAAAAGTTTGTAAAGGATAAAAGTAATGGTGAGCTAACTGATTATAAATTCTTATGTTTTAATGGAGAACCAAAATACTGTCAAGTAATAAATGATAGGGGTAATAAAGGGTTCCATTTAAATTATTATGATATGGATTTTAATTTTGTTGATATATCTAGAACAGATGTTCAAAATAATCCTAATAGTTTAGATAAAAAGCCTTCTTCTTTTGATATAATGAAAAAATATGCAAAAATATTATCTGAAGATTTTAATTTTGTAAGAGTAGACTTTTATGAAATTGATGCTAATCCTTATTTAAGTGAATTGACATTTTTTCCTGCTGCAGGTTTTCAACAATATAAAAACCCAGAAACTGATTTGTTTCTTGGTAGTATTCTTAAGATATAACAATATTTTTATTTATAAACTCAAATATTCTTTCTCGTTCACTTTTACTCTTTTTTCTTATTTCTTTATTAAGAGGTTCTATTTCATTATGAAATTTATATACATCTCTCCATCTAATTTTAATTATTCTTACATCAAATAGTTTCATTTTTCCTTTTAAACATGTATAATAATCATCATCTTGATTTGTATACTGTATAATTTCATCAGTTAAACAATTTATTCCATTTTCTTTGAATATGTATGGAGGATATAATGTTGCTGCTCCACCAGTATGTGTAACACCATCCTTTCTTTTTTCTCCATAAATTGAGATAAAACATGTTTTATGTCTTAACCATTCATCATAAAGATCTTTTGCATAATTTCTAAGATATATACAATCATCATCAGCACTTATTATAGGAACGTCTTTATATTTATCCATAGTAAATAATACCTTTTTGAAAGCTTTATAATTCTTGTATACCCAAAGAATTTCAATTTTATTTTCATTAACATATTTCATTAGAGACTTTGGAAGTTCATTTTCTTTTTTAGGAAATTCTTCTTCACTAAGAACCAATACTATATGGAAGCCTGGACAGTTATATAACAATGAATCAATAGTTTTATAAACAGTATTGATTCTAGCTCTCCAAGAAGTAAGACTTATAATAGCTTTTTCATCATTATATTTTTTTCCTATTGAATAATATTTTTCTACTTCTTTTGGATGTATTAGATCATCATATGTTTTATTATAAGTATTTTTAATATATTCTCTAAGAATCTTATGCTCTCTATTTAATGAAATAGAATATGTATCTTTCAATTGATGAAGAAGTCTATTGTTATTATGCTCTGGACTTCTTTTAACTAGTTGAACACTCGTAATTTCATTTACTCTAATATATTTTCTTTTATTCAATAGAATAGAATATGTAAATATCGCATCATCAAAAGGAATAGTATCTATACCTTCTTTAAGAACTACATTTTCATATAAGTCTTTTAAGTATGGACCAAACATATCTTTAGTGAATAGTGTAAGGCATCCAAGATGAGATACTACTCCTCCTTCCCAGTCCCATGTTCCAGCAGAGATGGGATTTAATCTATTAGTCTCTTTATATTTTTTATATAATATTTCTATTGCATTATTAGGGTATTCAATATCATCATCTATACTAATAATTATACCATTAGGAAATCTTTCTAATGTAGGAATAATCTTTTTATATACTTTAGTATTCTCTTTCACCCAATAGATCTCAAACACATCATTTTGTTTCTCTACTAATTCTTTAGGTAATTCTTCTTCTTTATTAGGAAACTCATCTGTAGATAGATTCAAAATAATTTTATTAGGCTTGATAGTTTGGTTCATCATTCTATCAACCATTTTAGCACAAAGATTAATTCTTTTCTTCCAAGAAGTGAATGATACTATTATCTCATCTGAAACTTCTAATTTGTTCTCTTTAATTACTTCAACACTTTTACTAATATAATGTTTCCTTATAGTGTCTTCTAAAGTTTTGCTCCAGCCTGTAGTAGAGTTGCACACAAATTTTATTTTTGTGTTTTTCAATGCATTGTTCAACCCATCCATTTTCTGGTCCCACTGCCCATATCTGACCTCATTGACATTGCAGATATGCTTGATCTCATAATAGTTGTAATAGAGGTTCTCACGAATCAGAGAGTTGTTTGCTAGATCAAATTTTACACTCATATCGTGGAACTTCTCCATATCAAAATAGAAAGGATGGTGGTTGCAAAAATTGATATGTCCTTTCTTCTCTTTATCCAGCGCAACTCTAGTCTTAGACATATCGTGGATCCAGTAGTTCACTGGAGCTACAGAGTTGCCAATGAAGCTAGGTTGCAAGAAGTACACATTAGTCAAGAATTTCCAGTCAAAGTCTTTTATAGGGTACTCATCATCATTAGCAAGGACAAAATGGTCATACTCATTATGGAACTTCTCATAAATATAGTCTAGCTTTCTAGCTACATCTATATTAGGGATATATTGTCCAGGAGCATCTTTAATTCTTTCAAATGCTATATGCTCTGCTTTTCCTTCTATACACTCATTATAGTCACCGATCACAATGATTCTCAATGGCGACTTGCAAAATTTTCTCCATCCTGTAAGTGAAAGCTCAAGCTCATTTCCTTGTCCTGCATTGATGTAAGGTATGACTAAAAGTATCTCATCCTTTATAGATTTCATTGATCTAGCAAATTCTTTATTTTTTTCTCTATATATAATAAAGACAATCCAACAACAAGTCATAACCTGGATAGAGAAAAATTTACAGGATCCTGGGTTGGTAAGTGAACTGGCAGGGCGGCGGAGGAGATATCTCAGCCCGCCCTAGATGGCGGAAAAAGAAAGGGATGATAAATTAATCATCCCATGCATAATCGGCTCCCTGCCGCCATTTTTCAAAAAAGTGTATTGATTATCACATAGTTATGTGAAATCTGTCTAGAATGGCAGATCTTCAATGAGGTCTTCTACTTCAGATTGCTCCTTCTGGTCAACTATAGTAGACTCCATCTTAAGCATGTCTAGATCACCATTATCCACATAAGGAACCATAGCAATGCCTTCTTGGACTTCTTGAGGGATAGTTGAGTCATCTAGCCACACCAGTTTGCTGTTGTAATCAAACTGCTCATGGATATCTTCAAGAGTGAGTGTGGTTCCTCTGAACTTTTTAAGACTGTAAAGACTCTCAAGAATAGCATCTTCATTAGCAAAGAAGTCATCTAGAGTTTTTATGCCTAGCTCTTCTTTGACTTCACTCCACATCTTAGGAGTAGCTGAGTAAGTCTTTCCATTCTTGCCAATACGGACTACGGCTTTGATGTTGTCTGACTTGTCACCACAGATGATCTTCTCCATCACTATATCTTCAGGGTTGATATACTTCAAGTTGATCTCACCTTTGTCTTGCATAGACTCTAGTATTGCATTAGTCTTCTGCATCTCAGAGTCCATCATGAAGAAGTCTAAGTCATCATCAGAGCTCAAGCCAGCTTTCTCACTAGCAAACAAGCCATAACGATCATTGTACCACACAGTGAACACACCTTTGTCATAAGAGACTAATTGCTTCAAGTCATTGTCAGAAGACCAGATGACACAGTTGCACCCATCATGGTTCAATTTAGATTTCCAGTACCAGATAGCATCATCACCTTCAGCATTGAATGTGTGTGAGACTGTGAATCCAAGCTTAGTGATCTTGTCTTCTAGAATTCTAAGACAATCAAAGATACAATCCCAGTCAAGCTCTTCCTCACGCACGCGAGTGCCTTTATAGTCTGCATCTAATGATGCTGGCTTAGAGACTTTCTTTCTCCAAGATTGCCCATCACAGACTAAGATCATGTTGTCAATGATCCCTTCAAATCTAGACAACACTAGACCAATAGACTTTGACATCAGCTGGACACACTCATTCTTAGCAAGCTCTTTCTCAAAACTAGGGTTATCCACGAGAAACCCCTCTTTGTTCATAGCAAATCGACTCATAAGGAGCCAGTTTCCATCAACAAGCAAAGTGCACTTGTTCATATCGATAAAAAGTTATTTGTATTAAAATAGAAAAGGTCAAGATATTATTCATCCTGACCATTCAAGCATTTGCACTGACATATGTTTTTCTTTCGTATGCTTTGTCCTTCAATTGCCTTGTCTTGTAATCTGACTAGCATGTCATATATGTCATCAAAGAAACTCGGATGAGTCTCTAGTATCTCCGTCAGAAGCTCTAAGGTAGCGAATCTTATTGAGTGATCCTCGCCAACAAAGCTAGGAAACACTGTCTCTGATTGGAGAATCTGCTTGTCATTCTTTGTAACTATTATCTTGTAGCTATCCATGGATAATTATTGATTATAGATATAATATAATATGATCTTAGAGTTTTGAAATACTTTTCGATAAATCTCAAAGTTTTGATATTGTTCTTTCGGTAAATATCTCATAGCTTCGATATTGTCCTTTCGGTAATCACTTTAAATTGCATGTTTCTGGCTTCACAGAACTCACGCGCAGCTTTCCACTTTTGCATGTTCTTCACATAGTCATCAAATACCCTATCACCAGGACCATATAGAGCATCTGGTTTCTGTGTCTGGCACCATGGCTTCACCTCAACAACCATTATTGATCCATCATTGAACTCTACTAAGTAGTCTGGCCAGTAGTTGTGAGTCTTCTTGTCTAATGGGTTGTAGTAGTTTATAGAGAATGGCTCGGAAGCCCAGCGCTTCACTAAGTCAGAAGTCTCACACCACCACACAAACTTTCTCTCATAAGAAGATCTGAATATGATTGGCTTGTTCCTCTGAGACTCAAACACTTTCTTGCAAGACTTTGGATTGATGTAGCCTTGCTTGAATGGTGAGTTCTTAGATGGTTTTAGTTGTTTTATGTTTCTATTTGGCATTTCTTCATTATTATATGTCTAATAATAAAGAGAAAATGAAAGAAGTGTCAGCTTGGATTGCCAGAGACAAAGATGGAAGACTCTACATGAATTTCTCAGAGCCTAGAAAGAACACATTATCAGTGAAAGGTTGGATAGGTCATGACTATATAGATGTCACTAATACTGAGCTGGATAAACAATTAGAGGACCTTCTTTCAGAAGATCCTCCATTAGAAGTTATTATAAAGTTAGCTAAGATAATCTAAACCAGCTAATTGAGTGTAGCTTATGATATTCTCTAATGCTTCATCGATATGAGGCTTTGCCCATGAAGGAATATTCGGATATTGAGATGGAGAAGAGTTTACAAGGTGATACTTTCCATTGTTGGTTATCATCTCTATAAGTTTGGATTCCAACCACTTGACTTGTCCTTCCATAAGGTCAGGACCGCAAAAGATATAGACTTTCTTTGCACTATTTCTAATAAATAACTGAGTAGAATTCAATCTCTTTTGTTTTGAAGTTATAGAACAAATGTGGTCAAGCATGCGATTCATCATATCTCCAGTTTGTCCAACATAGAGATTATTTCCACCATCTGTGAAAATATACACACCAGCAAAGTTGTAAGGTATATTATCTCTAATAATCTTTCTGGTCTCCTTATCAGATCTTACATCAAAAGAGTAAAGAGTCATTCCACTGATACTTTCATTTAGTATAATTGAGTTCTCCATAATTCTAATTTTATCAATTTACATTAAAAACATATTCCACTTTTCTTATATTTAACGAACAAAAAAAAAGGAGAGCTAGTTAAGCTCTCCTTCAATGTATTAGCATATCTTTCTCTATTTCTTTCTATCATAGATATCATCTTTCCATTCTACCACCAAAGATGCATCATCCACTTGCCAAATAATTCTCTACCTTTTTGAGCTCTATCTCTTGTATTATTAAATACTTCTAAAGCTTCTTCTTTTTCTTTTCCAGTCTTATAAAACACATTTTCATGATACCAATCATCTTCTTTCATTGCCCAATCAAATCCAAAGATCATCTCATCAACCATAGCTTGCCAATCTTCAAATGTGTCACATTTACCAGGAACATTAGGATAACCAATAGTGCTTTCTCTAAAAGCTTTTAGTCTAGGCAAGACCCACTTGCAAATAGAATCATCAAGATTCCAAACTTCGATGTCTGAATAGCCTCGAGTCTTTCTTTGCCACCACATGCGAATATCAAACCACCAATCTTTTATTTTCCAGCATAGTCTCATGATTATAAAGTATCTTTAGATTGCAAACAAGGACAATTAGGATCATGAAGGACACTCAAGCCAAATCCACGATTGTAATACACATTGAATTGGATATACTTGTGACCCTCATACTCAAAATTGAGAACATCATCAATCTCTTTATAAGAGGTATGTAAATTCCTATTAACATTAGTATAATGAAGTAAAGTGTCAGGCTTAACTACTTCTTTATTAGCTGGAGGAGTATATGAAGTAGAGCAAGATTGCAAAAGGGTTGAGGTCAACAATGCTATGGCAGTAATTGCCAGAAATATCAAAGCTGCAATAAGGGTTGATTTTTTCATTTTTAGAACATTTTAAAAATAACATATAATATTTTAATTATCCAATTTGGTATTATCATCTCTCTTTTTATTTTTCATCAGGAACTAAATAGACTTCAGACACTTTTCTCTCACCACAATCCCAAGAGTCATAGTACTTGCCATTCTTGATAGTCACAATGTGTCCATTGATATGGCAGATGTAAGTTCCATAAGGATTTGCCATAGCCCATTGCTTCACTGTGACTCTGTCTTTGGCTTTCACCATCTTCTTGTTGTAGAAAGAAGAGAGTTGACACTTGAAAACTTCAGTGAGAATCTTGTTAACAATCTTCTTGTCACTAAAGATAAAGCCTTCATCTTTAGCTCTTTTAGAAGCAATGTCATAAGCACAGTTCCAAGATATGTTGAATGCTGCACAATAAGCTCTGAGAGTGCAGTCTCCAGTGTCTCGCTTGAATGGATTTGGGTTGAACTTCTTCCAGAATTTCTTGATGCGCTTCAGTCTCAAAGACTTCTTAGTCAAGAAATCTATAAGGAAATCTGTATCTGGGCATACTGTGATTTTATTGTTAGGGAAATATAGAGTGATGACTTTGTCTTTGATGACACACACTGCATGACTTTTGAAGTCTTTATCAATGCAGTAGAATGATGCATCATCAAGAAGGTTGATAGCCATTGAAGCTACAAAATAATTGTACTGATCATCTTCTTGAGTCTCAGGATCATCTTCTACATAGTCATTAATGTCAATTGCTTCAAGTTCTTTAAGATCTTCAAGCCCATTTAAACTATCTTTAATATCTTCTAATGTCATATTGCTATAAAGTTTATAAGTTCAATTCAAATATATGCTTTATCTTTTCAAAATTAACAAAAAATCCTATTTTCCTCTCAAAAGTCTCTCAATGACAATGATAAAGATCATACCTACCAATATAGAAATTGGGAATACAGCACCTAGCAAAACCTGTGCCCAAATAGGCAATCCATTCAAGTCATTCATTGTTATTGTGTTTTGTCATTGATAACATATGCTATGCATTCCAACATTAACAAAAATGGTGGCCATTTGGCCACCATCTCTTATATATTTATAATCTATTAGTCAAACTCTTTTGGTCCAATCTCTAGGAATTTCTTAAGTATCCCCTCTTTAGAATATTTGTACATAGCATCAATAGTCTCTTCTTTAGTAGCATAAGGGGATCTGCGTATCTTAGAGTTTTTGTGCTTGAATGGAAGAATTTTTTTTGCTTGTTCCCAAGTCAATAGTTTCCAATTGTACCCAGATCCATCATGGATGGTTTCTATGTTCTCCATACCATCAAACTCATCTCCTGGAAAAAGAAGAACTACATATATTAGATTTGATCCAGGATGTGCACGGTGTATAGTCTTTTTAGATATTAATGCTTTTAATGATTTCATTTAATTAAAATATTTTTCATAGTTAGAATTATTCTCTAGAAATTCTTTCACTTTCTTCGGGTCATTCACATCTTTTGAATTGAACAAGCCTCTAACAATCTTTATAACATCATATTCTTCTTCATAATCTCTATCTTCAAGATCATCTGTATAATATTGTATTGGATAATGTTGAAAATCACTATGTCTTGATTTACCTGGAGTATAGAATATCAAAGTTGGCCCATTCAGAGTTATTCCATCTCGAGTTAGATTAAATGCATCAAAGTCAGCTCTAGAATTATAGATACCAATAGAATTGTCTCTTTGCATGCATAGGTCTCCATCTTGAAGATTAGACTTCTTCAAAGAAATAGCCTTCCAGACGTGTGCACGATGTATAGTGCTCTTTGATATCAAGGCTTTTAATGATTTCATTTAATTAAAATATTTTTCATAGTTAGAATTATCCTCTAAAAATTCTTTTACTTTCTTTGGGTCATTCACATCTTTTGGATCAAACAAGCCTCTAACAATTCTTATAGCATTAAACTCTTCTTCACCATTTTTATCTTCAAGATCGTCTGTATAGTATTTTATTTTATACTGTTGAAAATTACCATATTCTAATTCATCGGGACAGAATATCAAAGTTGGTTCATTATAATCTGGCCCTTGTTTCAGATCAAATGCTTTAAGATTAGGTTTAGAATTATATATACCAACTGAATTGTCACGTTGCATGCATAGGTCTCCATCTCTAAGCTCAGACTTCTTCAAAGGAATAGTGTGCCAGGCGTGTGCACGATGTACAGTATTCTTAGATATTAAAGCTTTTAAAGATTTCATATAAAATAGTTTTTATAATTAGACTTATTCCCTAGAAATTCTTTCACTTTCTTTGGGTCATTTACATCTTTTGGATTGAACAATCCTCTAATTACTTTTACAATATCGAATCGATATTCACCATCTTGGTCTTTAAGATCATCTGTATAGTATTTTGTTGGAAAATGCTGAAATCTAGGTATCTGATTTGGAGTATAGAATATCAAAGTAGGGTCATCCTCTTGAACGGGTCTAAAACCACCAGCATCAAAATCAGTTTTAGAATTATATATACCGATAGAATTGTCTCTTTGCATGCAGAGGTCTCCATCTTGAAGTTCAGACTTCTTCAAAGGGACATTATGGATCACATGTGCTCTATTGATAGTTCTTTTTGATATCAAAGCTTTAAGTGATCTCATTATTAATATGTATTTTTAAACTTTTCTGGATAGGACTTTTGAATCTCTTGAAGCATCTCTTTGAATAGTGAGCCTAATTTCTTTTCGTTGTCAAAGTCTTTTGGTGTCAATTCATTTCTGCTTCTGTATACTGAAATGATACTGTACTTAGGGTCTATTGTGCAATTGAGATCCTCATCAAAATCATCAAATGCAATATATTGTGATCTTCCACCAGGAGATGGCTGGAGCGCGAAGATATTGTGCTCTGTATTTGGATGCAGATAATCTATAGATCCTACATCTACAACAAGGTACATATTGTCATCTCTCTCTTTTGTCATGCAAAAGTCACCTTCTTGAAGATCAAAGAAAGTAATATTTTCTAAGAGCATTATATCTGAGACATGTGCACGATGCAAATTTTTTCTATTTATCAAAGGTTTTTTCATATTCTAATTTGGAGATATCATAAGATACGGTGCGCATTCGTCACCAATTTTAGCGCAATAATACATTAATGCTATTACACTTTGTTGATTGTTTTCAATTATATATTTAAAAATATTAAATATCTCAGTATCAATTGTGTGATTATTGTTTTTAGTTACTGGATGCTCTTCTTCTAAAAAGTCATTTATCAATTTTTGATCCCAATCTGAATTAATTAGAAATTTAGGATATTTAACTATTCCTTCTTTATCATTAAAATCTAATTCTAATTGTTCTTTAGGATTTCTTGCATCTAAAATTGCCCAAGTTCCTTTTCCACCTTGAGCATATTTATATCCTTGAAGTTCTATTACTGCATGTCTTCCACCTTGAGCGCTTATTCTAAAATCAAAATTAGTATTTTTATTTAGTGTTTCATTATATGCAGAAAAAGATACTTTTAGATTTTGTGGAGTTTTAGTTATATTTGTTATTTCTACATTAGAATATGCATCTGGAGCTTCTATATAGTTATTATAATGAGCACTAAAAGTATCACCTTTCTTTAATGAAACACCAACATATAAATGATTTGATATTAATAATTTTATTAGTGCTTTATACTCTGAAAGAAATTCTTTATTAGTTCCTCCATTACTCATAAGAGTGTCTTGAAATTTATTGATAACTTTTACTTTTGTCTTGTCATATATAATTATATCGGATGGGTCTATGGCATCTTTTGGTCTATTATTAAGAGTTCCAGATAATGATGAGTGTAAAACTATTATATTTCTTGCAATAGGATCATCTTCTAAATAATGAACAGCAATAAGATTAGAAATATTCCATTTTTCTTTTTTTAAAAACTCTACAATAGTTTTTACTTGACCTTTTACAGAAGTCAACCACAATTCATTATTTTTATCTATTTTCAATGCATAAGGAAGATTCTCAATAGTTAATTCCTTATCCATTTGATCAAGATTTTCTTTATAAGTATTAAATATTAAAGCTGTAAATTTTTCTTGGATTTCAGTTTTTGCTGTTGGACTAGTTGCTTTTGCTGATAGCCATTCTGTATTATTAAATCTTTTTTCAATATTATCATAATCTACTAATCCAAATACAAGTCTAGTTCCTTCTGGATTAGAATGAATACCAGTAATTTCTTTTCTTATATCTCGTTTTTCTAATAAAACTGATTTTAAATTTTTCATCTTTATCAATTTATCTATGTTTTATAATAACATTATATCCTTCCTTAGTGAAAAGCTTCTTTTTAGCATTTCCTTGAAATTCCAATCTACGAGTTGGGAAACAGTCAATCAAGTCATACAGATAGAACTTCTTTTTTCCAGGAGCAAGAAGCAGTCCTCTACCTAATGATTGTTTATTAATAATAGAACTCTTGAATGACTCAGCAAACACTCCAGCCGCCACGTTTTTAAACGTGAGGCCCGTGCCTACACATGCATATGATGCTAATAGAATACAATTAGAATTTTCTTCCATAGTCTTCATAATCTTTTCTCTCTTCTTTTGAGTGACTGCACCGGTAATCAAGAGAATCTGCTTGTCAGGCATCTCAGCTTTTAGTCTCTCTTCAAGATGCTTGAGCCATTCAGTGTGGTGTGCAAAGACTATGTAGTTTCCATCTTTCTCTCTGAGGACTTCCTTCAGCACATTGATCTTCTTCTCTTGAAAGAACATCACCATCTGCTCTAGCAATAGGAGATTAGCAGCATTAGCTTTGCACAAGTCAACAAGGTACTCAATGTACTTCATCTTAGCTTCTAGCAGTCTCTCTTGCTTCTTGTATGGGTCTTTCTCATGCTTCAGTGACTTGATCTCATCATTCATCACATCTCTCACTTTCTTCACAGCAAATGGAAGGACTTTCTCATGCTGCATCAAGAACTCTCGATCTTCTTTCTTTCTAAGTATCTTCTTCTTGCTTGCATCTTCTACATAAGATGAGCACAAGTATTCACCACATCTCTGATACTCATTGATGAGGTCTTCAGTCCAGTCATAATGGATTCTGTATTGCTCAATCTCAACATCAGCAAGATACCCATCATCTATCAATTCTTTAGAAGATATGTCTTGAATCATTGGGCCAATCAAGCTCTGGCATGACAAGTTCTCTATAGTGTTTGGATCTGGAATAGTTCCAGAGAATCCAAATCGAATCTTAGCATTCTTGACAAATGGCTGCCTAAGTATCATGTCTATAGACTTGCAAGCAGCTTTGTGACACTCATCACAAAGTATGATGTCAAACTTGTCAAAGAACTTAGGGTCATATTTCTTGCTCTTTTGGTCTATTCTCCTGACTAAGCTCTGGAATGTCCCTATAGTCAAGTCAGACATTGCACAATACTCTGACTTGGCCCACACTTGGTCAATGTTGAAGTAGTCATCATACTTAGTGAAGTCTTCTACTCCTTGCTTCACTAGAGATATGTTTGGGACGATCATCAAGATGTTCTTGGCACCAAGCTTCTCTTTCATATATCGAAAGACAACATAAGCAATCAGAGTCTTTCCAGATCGAGTGGCTAATTGAGACATGCTCATCTTGTAGTTCAAGATCTTCCATATAGCATCTATTTGGTATGGTCTCAACTCTAAAGAGAGATTCAAGCTTTTTGCCCACTCAATGAATGACTCTTTGTTGTCTGGGAGCTTGATGTACTTGAAGTCTTTGTCTATATTGCTCTTCAACTGGACATTGTGTGCTTTGCACCATATCTCAATCTCATGCCACAAGCCAGAATGACACCAATAATATGTCTTGTCATTCTTTTTTACTTTGTGCAAGAAAACTTCTGGAGTAGGAATTCCTTTGAATGATGGGAGAAACATATAGTCAGGCACTAGATTCAAATGCATCTCTAGCCATTGGATCTCATTGATGCTCCTCTCTTTCCCTTTAACTTTGACTGTATGTCGTGTGTTGTCACACTGCAAGAACAAGTATCTCTTGTCTTGTGGATTATAAGCTATTTCTATCATTCTTCATCTGGATTAAAATGTGGGATCTCAATCACTTTCTTGTCTGGGAACAAGCTTCTATACACTATATAGAAATTGTTCAGCTTTTGATACCACTCAGTGAACTCATTTATACCATCGTGGAATTGCAAGTATGTTCCAGAGTCAATGAATGTATCATCATTAGGATCTGGCCTGTTGTGTATGCAGATAATCTCTTGCTTAGGGATATACACACCATTGTGGAAAAGAGTGAGGACAACTCTCTGCATTGTGTCTTCACTATAGTGCAGCCCTTCATAGAACTTGCAAGTGTCTGTCTTTATGACTCTTTTCTTTATGATTCTGGGATGCTCTGCTATATATGTCACATGATCACCAATTGGAATCTTGTCTATTCTTTTAGAAGATTTCATATTATAAAAGCTGAATGACCAATTCTTAATGGTCAGGTCTTCAACCGGAATAGGCTCTGTCCAAGTCTCATATAGAGATTCTGGCACTAATCTGTTTTTCCAATAAGAAACAATTGGACAATCACTTGTGATGTAGTCAATCTCTTTCCCTATCTTCTTCTGAGTCTTTTCAATGTCAGCCACACAACTAGGCATGAGCAAGTCATCATGATCTAATAGAAGTATGAAGTCATCATCTTTGCAATTAGTCAGCTCAACACATCTATTCTTGAGTTTGCCAATGCAGACTTCTGGAAAAGTCTCTTCATAGACCTTTATCTTCTTCTTCAGTTTCTTGAACTCTGGATACATGTCTAGAAGCATATCTAAAAGCTTCTTGAAATATGGCTCTTTAGCATTGTCTAGAACTATCCATTCCCAGTTAGCAGATGTCTGGCTCAGCACACTCAATACAGTAGCTTCCCAGAACACTGACTTCTTGTGTGTAGGTGTTATTATTGATACCATTCTATATAATTATTTGTCTATTAATATACTTTTTCTAAATTTGCCGCCTGATGGCGGTTTATTTTTGAGATGATAAATTATATCAGGTACTGGTTATTCCGCCAATAGGCGCCATCCTATGTCCGCCTAGCGGCGTACAGCGTGGTGGCATCTCACTACCATCGTACTATCACCTCCGCCATATTCTAGGCATTATCAAACCTTATCTCGGACACTCCAAAAGTGTTTATCATGCTTTCAGGTGCTTTGTTGTCTTCTTTATATATGAACTGCACATCATAGTAATGCATTGAAAGAAGTATCTTAGGCTCACTGATCACTGTGCCAGAGAACCATTTTCCATTGTAGAGGACTTGCACTGAGTCACCTACATGGTATGTTATATTAGAATTTTCCATTTTTTCTAGTTTATTTATCCAATATAAGACAATAATAACAAAAAAGAGCCCAAGATTTCTCTTGAGCTCTTCCCTTGTCTTAGCCAGAATTATTCTTCGTTTTCTTCTTTAGCTTTCTTTTTCTTAGCCATGAGCTTCTCAGCATCAAGTCCGTCGATAGGAAGGATAGTCATGACCTCTTTAGTGATTCCTTCAATGTACTTTGCAGGAAAATCTTTCTTGAGCTTCATGATCTCTAAGCAGAAAGCGAGTCTTGTCTTAGCTTCTTCAAAAGCTCTGTTTGATTGGAGCTCATTATACATTCTAGCTAACTCTTCATAAGATGGTTGAATTGGTTGTTGGATTTGATCATTTGCCATAATTGTCAACAATTAATTTTATTTGTATCAATATATTAAACTATTTGTTAGATTTCAAATTCTTCAAGTACTCAGTCAAAAGTTTCTCGATGAATTTGTTGTTGTCGAATCCAACCTCAAGGTACTTGAGCAACATAGGATTGTAGCCAGAGAGGAAGATGTTCCCACTCTTGTCCATCTCAGGGCAAGTCTCATTTCTTGAGTTGAAGTTCCACCACACAATCTTAGTAGTCCAGCCTTTAGATTTCCAAAGTTGCATAAGAGCATCTTTCTTCATAGAAGAGCCACAGTCGAACTCCATGTCTGAAAGGATGACAAGATACTCAGGCATTTCTCTATTCAATCTAGAAAGCATGTCCATCACAGCACCAAGATCTGTATTGAAACCCCAACTAGATTTATTGATCTGTTCAAGTTGATTAGCATAAGAAGTATTTGAGAGCTTGACAAGTTGAGGTAGAGAAGAGAAAGTGATGAATGAGTTAGGACAATAAGTAGAAGTATCTGCAAGGTACTTTCCAATTGAGAGAGCCTTTCCAATAGAGTCGTTTCCATCATACATAGAACCAGACACATCAATGATAGGAAGCCAAGATCCAGAGATCTTCTCTAGTTGAGAGTACACAAGGTCAGCATCAATTTTGCCTCTATTTCTATAGATATCGTACACCGTAGTAGTAGAGACATTCATCTTAGACTCACCCTTCTTGACAGAGTCCAAATACTTTTGGAATCTCTCTTTGGTGTCATCCTTTCCAGCGAATCTTTTCCAGTACTTTATCAAAGCAAGAGAAGGAAGCTTAGAGAAGTCAATAGCATTAGTGTTGTGAGAAGAGAGCTTGAACTCAGGAGTCTCAACAGCTTTGATGAACTTTCCATATTGCTGCTTGTTCATCTTCCAGAGCTTTGCGAACTCACGAGCTTTCATAAGGTTCTTTGAAGAGTATCTAGGAGCCCACTTCTTAGCCAAGAAGTTCCCATCCTTGATAGCATCATAGAAGACCTTAGCAGCAATCTCAGTGTCAAAGACTTCAAAGATGTCATCCCAACGGCCAGCATCAATAACCATTTGAGGAGTGCAATGAGTCTTTCTCATAAGCTCTCTACCAAGGTCGCGTCTTCCAATACCAAAACGAGGATCTCTGATGAACATTGAGAACAATTGCTCATAAGGAGTAGTACCAATCTTAGGGAGTCTGCTCAAGTTCTTCTCGAAATAAGCAGTCATGAAGAGAATGTCAGAAAGATGGTTTCCAACAGTGTTGTAGGCAAAATCGCCATTCTCAGTTCTTTTTGTGGAGAAAATGTTCTCCAGTTCAGTGTTCTTGTAATTCTTATTCATACTTCAATAGTCTTTTGTGGTTTTTCCGTTAATATAAAATGGTACAGAATTTATAAATAATTTTGCTGTACGACTATCATTTAATAAAAGTGAACCTTCCCAGAAGATTTAAGGTCTTGTTTTTCAGTTCGTAAACTGGAGCGACTTTAGACCTTTTGAATCATCGCCTTCTGTGAAACAAAGTACAATTTTTATTGATCTGATTAAAATATAGATTGAACTTTGCTGTATGTCTTCCATTAGAAGGTTCGCTTATAATATATACATTACTGGCTAGAATTTAACATGATTCTATTTTTGATCCATATAATTGGATCTGTTAGTACCCCTGAGAAGAATTGCACTCCTATCAACGGTTTAGAAGACCGCTATTCTATCTATTGAACTACAAGGGCATATTATATTTTACTTCCTTTTCTTTTCCAAACATCTTCTATTTTTAAGAATTTCTAAAATCTATTGTATCTCCTTTCCACACATTGGGCAATACTTGATAGGGATCCAAAAGTTCACCACTCGTGCATGATCATCATAGAAGAACACATTCAAATTAGATACCAAACCATCTTCTTCATGTCGTCTCAAAGAGATAGGTGTTGGAGGCATGATTACTGCCATTGAATCATACTCACTATAGTCTCTAGTATCGGTAGTGATAGGAAGTAATTCTCTATATTTGTGATGGTATGAATCCATCTTGTCCGATGTCAAAGCTTCACAATATTTGCACATAGTCTTTATTTTTATTAGTTCAACTTTTGCTTTTCAATTTCTTCCCACCATTTCTAACTATATAGATTTGATAGTGATTATAATTAATCGAAAAGTTTTTTTAATTCCGCTCTTTGAAGATTATCTGAATCTCCAAATCTTTCTTTTTTATCTTTGATGATTATCTTTATCTTGATAGGATAAATATTCATTATACCAATTTCTGAATAATATTTCTTACCGTCATAAGCAACACTGTGTCCCCAAATAGCACAATCATATTCACCATCTCCTAATTCTGTTATAGGAGGCAAATTAAGAAAATTATCATATTTCTTTTCAGATTCATTAATAAATTTTAATATTGATTTCATAACTTGCACATGACTTAATATTTTTACTATTCAAGGTTATCGACTTCATAAGTGAACTCTTTCGCATGAGCTTCAATCTCATCTTCATCACCACACAAATCATACCATTTGCCACGGTCATAAGTGTCTTGGATTTGCTTAGCTGTTCCAAGTATATAGTACTCTTCCATATCATACTCTTCAATAGCACGTGAAGAAGTCTCATCAAATTTAGGATAGTCCTCTTTTGCTTCTTCAACAGAGTCATAGACCTCAGTCTCAACAGAGAAATCATGGCATCCCCAATCTGATACTTTACATCTACTAATAATTCTATATACATTCATATTCTTAATATTATTGGTTATTACATGTCTAATATATATCAATAAGATAGAAGTTAACGAGAAAAAAGTGGCCCGAGTGAGATTCGAACTCACACTATACAGGGTTTAAGTCTGATGCCTCTGCCAGTTGGGCTACCGAGCCAAAAAATGGGTGGACTTTGGTGCCACCCTAGACCTCTCATTGCTATAGTCCTAGACTACGCAGCAAGACGAGTTGTGTAAGATTTGTGAATTATTCTTACTCACCAGCATCTCTTCTCTTCTTACTCAAATGCTGTCAAAACCAAACGGGCCCAATTATAAAGCCAGCAATTACGCAGCCGGCTAGTGCGCTGAATCACGAGTCTCATATTAAGTTCTCGCAAATCTTAACTTTCTCAACATCTTGGTTGATAAGCTAATTGTGATTCTATAGAATCATAGTGGACCCGGAGGGAGTCGAACCCTCGTCCAAACATCCTTTCACCAGAGCGTCATTGACGCCAGCTTTGAGCCGATGGAGGGATTTGAACCCACGACCTGCTGATTACTAAACAGCTGCTCTACCGATTAAGCTACAAAGGCAAATCTATTTCTTTATGATCAAGAATCAATTTAAAATTATATCCTTGTTCCAAATACGCTTTCTTTTTATCTTTCATTTCTTGAATATTTAATGTCCAATTAGATTTTATTTCAACAATTGTATTTGTTTCTGGAAGATAAAAATCTGGTATTGCACATCTATACTCATTTTTATTAGTATTGAAATATTTTATTCTAAGGTATTCAACATCATAATCAATTTCATTGGCATCTAATTCTTTAGCATAATCACTTTCAAATGAACTTCTAAGATAAACTTCTTTTCCATTCCATGTTGTATGCCATTCTGATTTATATTGATTTTTTAAAATACTACACATTTTTCTAGTATAGTAAGCATTTGAAGTTGATTGTTTAAAATTTCTAGATGGTATATCTAAAAACTTGAATACTGTTTGAATAAGTGAATGTTTGCTTTTAAAGTTAAATTTTTCAGCTATATCTTTACTGGATAAATTATCTTTCCAGTATAAATTATGTATCAAATTCTTAATTCTTAAAAATTCATTTTCAACTTCTATAGTACCAAGTTTTGATTCATCAAATCCAAAATATTGTATAAGTAGTTTGAATCCATTTAAATTATGATTTTTACAAAATTGATTTGAACATCCATCTTGTTTATAGTATTTCTTACCACATATCTTACATATTTTTAAATCAGATGGTTTATGATGTAGTTTTTGACATTTTTCACATTTGCAAGTTTTTGTTGATGCTCTTTTATTTATGTGTATTTTTCTTCCACAAATAATACAATTTGCTTCTTTTAATTTTTTAGATTCATTTTTAGTTGAATAACTTTTAGCACATTTTTCAGAGCAAAAACGTCCAGAACCATAACTTCTATTATGTTCTAAACCGCAATTTTCACAAATAAATTTTTGATTGTCCATATTTTTTTAACTTTATTGAATAAGGTTATTAACGGTAACCTTATATATAAAATAACAAAAGTAGTTAGAGATTTATATGGAATCAATCTCAATTAGCCGTTAACTAACTGTCCTACTTTTAATAGTGGGCCGTCACGGATTTGAACCGTAGTCTCCTGGATGTAAGCCAGATATTCTTACCAAGCTAAACTAACAGCCCTCGCGAGAAAGCGTGTATCACAACGACTAGGTACCATGTGAAGCGATACAAACTATTTATCATGGCTAGACTTGAACTAGCGACCTGACAAGATATTGTCCACTCTACCAACTGAGCTACATGCCATAGCTTTTTTCACTTTCGTGCCGGTGGGTGGAATCGAACCACCGTCTCCGCCTTATGAGAGCGGCGCAAGAAACCAGCTCCGCTACACCGACAAAAAATACAGAATCAATACATTATAAAGGATCTAAGATCTGAGGGTGCCGGGATTCGAACCCGGATCTCTATGACACTTCCCTAAAAAGAGCTGCTATTCTTCAGGATGTCAAGACTCTAGTCCATTTGAGTTACACCTTCTGGGATAAAGCATTGCTGTGAATGTATCATGCCTATTGCAGATAGGTATTCTGTTTGTAGCCCAGGTGAGATTCGAACTCACACTGTATCGGGTTTGAGCCGACTCCCTCTACCTATTGGAGTACTGGGCTAATTTATATTGTTCAATAAACTCTAAAAATTTATTAATTTTCTCTTTCATTTTTGTCTTACCTTCTTTAGAATTTATCTCATTCCATTCTATTCTATAAATGATATATCCAGCATTTTTAAGATTTTGATCTCTTTCAACATCTTTATCTTTTCTATCATCATATTTATGCTGTTTACCATCTATTTCAAGATCAATTTTATTATTACCAATTTCTATAAGAAAATCTAAGAAATATTTGAATTTTTCTATATAGACTTCTTGTTTGAATTCTATAAAATTATTCTTTAATACTTGTTCAAAGAATTTTTCAGGATAAGATCTAATATTTCTAGATGTCCAACCTTTATGAGTTCCATCTTTTACGTGTTGTAATTGAGTTTCACTAATCTTTTTTCTAATGTTTGGATCTGCTGCTGAACATTTTGGTGAGCAATGATTAGAAATATATCTTTTAGTAAAATATTTTTTTCCACAAATTATACAAGTATGTTCAATTAGTCTAAGACTATTTACAGATTTAGGTCTACACTCTTTACAAAAATAAGATTTTTGTCCACAATTGATATTTACTTCAATTTCTTTATTACACTTTAAACAATTAACTTTTTTTGTTTTACCTTTTGAAGTATAACCATTTTTAGCTCTTTGTTTATTTCCACTTTTAGCAGAACAACTAGAACTACAAAATTTATTAAATCTTCTTTCAAATGGAAGAACTTTTCCACAAAATTTACATTTTGGTTGTTCTTTTTCCCATTTCTTTTTTTCTCTGGCTAAACGCCTTTCTTTAAAACCGTTAGCAGTAATATCCATTTCAAAATCAGAATCTTTCATAATCTTATTTAGTAATTTATCAACATTACTTCCATTCATGTGAGATACATCTAAATCAAGATTTTTACACAATTCTATTTTTGAATAGCTCGAGTTAAATATTTCAAATACTTTTTTATCCATCATATTATGATAATAAACAATTTGTCGAAATTTTTTAACTCGAGCTTGACATCTCTTCGTCTAGGTGATCCGACTCGAACGGACGACAACTAGATCCCAATTCTAGCATTCTACCAACTGAATTACACCTAGATATTAATTTGTGTTCCAAGGCAGATTCGAACTGCCACTGTATAGTCCCTCAAACTATTGCCTCTGCCAGTTGGGCTACTGGAACATAGTGCACCTGGTGAGATTCGAACTCACACTTTTATGATCCTAAGTCATAGGCCTCTGCCAGTTGGGCTACAAGTGCATAAAAAAGAAATGACACTCACCAGTCAGAATCCAGACTGATTATCGGGGATGAGGTAGAACCCCTATCGATTTGTCTAGCATTCAATCAGTGCTACATCCGTGGTGCTTATATTCTCTCTACCGCTAATTACGGAATTTTTCACTTGAGAACTCCACACACCTGTTCACGGCTTTTACCTTTTAATGATACACTCTCTCGAGGCACACTGAGTATCTTTCTCAAGGGACTTCTTATACGTCCAATGAGTGTCATTCTTAGTCTCTTTATATAATTCATCGCTTCAACCATTGCATCGCCCTCTCTCCTTCTCTGGTTTGTCTTATGTGTGATAACGGCTTCGAGGAATGTATTGCCGAAATGGAGTTGTGTATAAAATATGGAAACTGATCCTAGATCAGGGCAATGATGGGACTCATCCACTCACAAGTATGTGCAACACGTTACACTGCCATCATTGAGAGGGTATATCATTTCACCTCTAGAGCGGGTAATGGGAATCGAACCCACATCAAAAGATTGGAAATCTCTTACACTAACCGTTGTGCTATACCCGCAAGTTCAGAAGCCCCATTTTAAGCGTTCCTAGTTTATAAATTAGTGCTGAAAAATTTGCTGTAAGGCTTCCATTCAGTGCGCAGAGAAGGAATCGAACCTTCGACCTCTTGTGTATCAGACAAGTGCTCTAAACCAACTGAGCTACCTGCGCATATTATTTTCCTAAGAGTCCGAGACAGGACTTGAACCTGCATAGACGGTTTTGCAGACCGTCACCTAAGCCAATTCGGACACTCGGACATTTTTGTTGAGCTGCCGGGACTCGAACCCAGAACTTCGGGACCAAAACCCGACGTGTTGCCAATTATACCACAGCTCAATATTTCTCGCCTAACAGCGTTCCTTGGGAATTACCCAGTGAGCTGTCGACTGATGGTCCAGAATTGCTCTCGCAATTCTGGACCATCAGCCTCAGGGTTTCTGGTTTGTGAGAACCTCCCGATCCCTTTTCGGATATCTTTAATTCTAGCCAGTATGTCAAAGAACTTATGTATAATAATTGCTTCAGTATAGTTATTTACCTCAGCAATCATAATATATACAACAATTTCAGAAGTTAACACCAATAAATTTTCCGCCTGATGGCGGTTTATTCTTGAGATGATAAATTATATAAGATACTGGTTATTCCGCCATCAGAGGCGGCCTAGGATATGCCTATCGGCGAATTTGAGCGGGAGAGGGGACTCGAACCCCCGACCTGGACCTTGGCAAGGTTCCGCTCTAGCCAACTGAGCTACTCCCGCAATTTGAGACTGATTCCGTGTTACTCACGTCCTTTCCTGACCAAGTTCGCGCCGGATGTCTCTCTTCAATTGAAGAGCGCCGAATGAGGCCAATGCCTCCAACCAGTCTCATTTTGATTTGTGTGTTAGACAGGGATCGAACCTGCGACCACTAGAACCACAATCTAGCGCTCTACCAACTGAGCTACTAACACCATATAAAGCCATGCAGGTGGGACTCGAACCCACGACCCCGGTCTTGGAAGGACAAAAATCAATTGCTGTAGGACTCACGCTTCTACAAGAGTCACAAAAAACGTGCTCTACCAACTGAGCTACTGCATGGTTAGCAGGGAGAGAAGGATTCGAACCTTCACTACGTTACACCAAAGACATTTACATTAATTGCTGTTAGACTTTCATATTAAAAGTCATAAAATTAACGCGTGCTACCATACATTACACTATCTCCCTATAAGTGGGGCGGGTTGGACTCGAACCAACATTTTCAAATTTAACAGAATTTGTGTGTATACCTTTTAATCTTTGCAGTATCACCACCATTCATGCAGTGGAGCTTTTTTACTAATTTCACCACCGCCCCATATAATTCTTTGCAGAGAGAGTGGGGCTCGAACCCACGCGACAGTGATTAGCTGCCCTGCCAGTTTAGCAAACTGGTCCCTTCACCAACTTGGGTATCTCTCTAATTAGCCACCTATTGAGGTATCGAACCACGTTTTTTATAACTAGCTTATATACTCGTCAATACATCCACTAGTAACCCCCAACATCAGAAGACTCATCTAGAATTATCAACTGAATTATCGGTATAGATGAATTAGTAGCGGGAGAGGGAATCGAACCCCCGTCATTGGGCTTATGAGACCCAGCTGGAACCTCTCCAGTCCATCCCGCAATATGTTAGTCTTCCTAGAGGGACTCGAACCCCCATCTAAGGTTCCGTAGACCTACGTTCTAATCCATTGAACTATAGGAAGTTTAATTCCAGAGGAGCTACCTCTGGACGTCCTTTGCTACACCAACCAATGCGTCGGGATCATCGCTATCGTTGCAGGATATACGTCCGACTCTCACGGAAAGACCAGCCTAACTAGTATTGCTGCAATCTTATATTCTTTGTAGCACCACCCGAATTCGAATCGGGGTTCCCAGAATGAAAATCTGGTGTCCTAGGCCTCTAGACGATGGCGCCATAAAAATGTGCCCGGTACAGGGTTCGAACCCGTGTCATGTGGGTTAGGGCCACTTGTTCTGCCAATTGAACTAACCGAGCAAATCGGGAGCCTTAGCTCCCTTTTTATTTAATACAAGCCTTAGCTTCCTATTAAATGTAGATTCCTAAAGACCTTTTGATTGTCAAGCACCGCTATTGCAGTGAGCTTCCCATCCAGGTCTGGTTCGTGGAACTCAGTATAACATATTCCATATCTTTGGAGTTTAACAACAATTCTTTCTAAATTAGCTTTCAAATAGATAAGATAATTGTTCTTCCATTTGGAATCAGGATTCTCTAAGAGATATTGAGCAACAGCATGTCCACCTTGAACACATCCATATATAGGATCTAAAGATTCATCAATGATCACGTAAAGGCGAGATTTTTTCTAATGATTAGTTCCCATATTGTTTGATAATCTTGTCATATCTTTTGATCAAATCATACATTGCATCCTCAGGAGTGTAGTCACGGCCGTCTGGAGCGTCGATGTAATAACTAATTTGCTTCTTGCCGTTTGTCAGAGTGAGTTCTCTGCGAGCGGTACTGTATTGCTGATGCAGTTTCACATATGCATCCCAGATTACCTGTTCCTTGTTGTATGATGTCACCTCAATTCTATGTTTAAAGATATAATAGATGACATACTTCTTATCAAGCTCCCATCTATTCGATCTTACTTTCCAAGCTGCATCATAAGGATTAATTGTCCTCTTACCTTTAATGTGGACAAATTTTCTTTGGTTCTTTAATTCTTTTTGCTCTTTTGCCTCTTTCTTGAGGTCTTCTTTGAATCTTAAAAATTGTTCTTTTTTCATTTTGATGATTTTTTATTTGAATAATGAATTTTTGAATTGATTACTTTTAATAGAAAATCATCTTAATTACGGAGGAACATCTAAGATACAAACCTACAGTTGTGTGTACTTTTTCATCTTTTTTGAATTTAATTTGTTAGACATAATTTGATACAATAGTGGGGGTTGAACCCACATCTCTTAGCTCATTTAAGAACTTCATTCGGTGCGCGATCCGATCCCGCATGAGGAGTGTGTTACCATTACACCATATTGTAATATTGCAGGCCCTCAAGGATTCGAACCTCAACCAATGGTTTTGGAGACCACCATACTACCAATTATACTAAAGACCCATGTTCTTGTGGACCCACTGGGACTCGAACCCAGGCTAAAAGCTTGCAAAGCTTCCGTGCTAACCAACTATCACTATGGGCCCATTTTGTAGCGGGAGAGGGATTCGAACCCCCGACCTCCAGGTTATGAGCCTGACGAGCTAAGACCACTGCTCTATCCCGCAATGTTTATTTTTGTGGTCCCTGTAGGACTTGAACCTACGACCATCTGATTATGAGTCAGGCGCTCTAACCAAACTGAGCTAAGGGACCATTTTGTGCCTTCGAAGGGACTCGAACCCTTAGCCCTGATCTTAAGAGGATCCAGCTCTACCTATTGAGCTACAAAGGCAATTCAGAAGTCAATTTTCTTTTCTACACCATTAGAAGTTTTTAAGATTTGCTGTATGACTTCCATTTTGAGCCGGTAGAGGGAATCGAACCCACAACCATCGCATTACAAATGCGGCGCTCTGCCAATTGAGCTATACCGGCAAAAAGCGGACCTACCGGGACTCGAACCCGGGCCTCCTGATAGACAGTCAGGCATCCTAGACCACTGGGACTATAGGTCCAAAATATTTGCGGAGAACTGAGGTGTCGATCCCCAAGCTGTTACACTCCCACGGTTTTCAAGACCGGTCTGCAGGCCGCTGCAGTTAATTCTCCAAAAAAAGTCTAACTTGAGACATTACTGCTATCTCATCTCCTGTCCCATGACAGGTATGCTATTCTGGTACTCTTCGTGTCGTGTGAGAAGCGGCCGCTTCTCACAAAACTCTCTGGATCAGTTTTGAACATGTCACACCAAACTTAGAATATCTACAACCGGTGTTTGATAATCTGGTTCAAGTGTAACTAATTCATTGCAAGATTACACCAAAGAAAGACATTTGTTGGGAGTGATGGAATCGAACCACCGACCTTCACCTCCACGTTCAGTGACACTCTTCTCTCTGAGCTAACTCCCTAAAAATAAGTCAAGAAAATTTACGAGCAATGGCAGTGTATTGATTATATGCTCTTCACAAACTGCACTGTTGCGTTGCATCCTATGGCACCTCACGATACCAACACCGTTCATCGGGCTGACGGCAGCTCTTACGCTCCGAGACAACATCTCAAACTAAGTCGACATTATTATAAGACTTACCCCGATCGCTACTTGGTGGTCTGTTCTTGACTTTAGTGGAGCCCCGCCGATTCGAACGACGACCTCTGGATTTTCAGTCCAGCGAGCACACCAGTTACACCAGAGCTCCATTATTCTTATTAATTTCGTGGGAGTGGTAGGATTCGAACCTACTAAGCCTAAGGCAACGGATTTACAGTCCGCCCCAACTCACCATCGTTGGCGCACTCCCATTTTTTTTTTTGCGGGGGAGGTGGGACTCGAACCCACAACCATCGGCTTAACAGGCCGCCGCTCTAACCGATTGAAGCTACTCCCCCAAATAAGGCCTCTGAGACGGAGTTGAACCGTACCTTCGCTTCTTTCGAAGGCAATGCACTACCGAGTGCTCGTCAGCTGCCTTTTGTGCGCCCAGTGGGACTCGAACCCACGACCCCGAGATTAAAAGTCACGTACTCTAAGCTTTCGCAAACCAACTGAGCTACGGGCGCATATGAGCATTGTTCTTGACACCGGCAAGCAGACCGTTCAGAGTTCTATATGAACCGTGATACCTCCCTCGGCGGCATCAACCAAACAATGCTATTGTGATGGGTGAAGGGCTCCTGAATAAGTAGATCTTTTCAGATCAAATTCATTTCCTCATTCAGGTTCACCCAAATAATTTTCTTTCATTCATGCATTCTAGCCAATATGTCAAAGAACTCAATTTGATGTTTTAATGACTCATCAGTGTCAATATATTTCAGTTTCTTTAGAGTTAACGAGTGTTGTTTATCATTCGTCAACGGTTCTAATATATCTCAATCCTTTTGGTATTTAACAACAAAAAAACCTGCTCATTTCTGGGCAGGCTTAAGAGATATTATATAATCACATCCACCTGCCCTATAGCATAGACCAATCTTTGCCAAATTCTGTATTAAGTGAACTTGGGCGATAAATATTGGCTGCTATGTGCAAGTTTTGTGTCATTGAAAAGGAATTAAAATTTCTTTTGTTATAATTCAAGATATATAATAAGCTATGATTTTTAATAATTAAATTTTTCTACATGAATAGTGAAAACAGATCTGTTTGGATATTGCCATCAATCTCAAGTTTCTTATAGCCAATTGATTCCAAGATCCTATTGAATGGGTCTAGCACTTGCTTTTGGAACATAGTCTTTTTGTCTATCGGTGCAAAGTCTTGACTCCAATCTGGAAGATTCTTTGACTGGAATGCAAAATATTGAGTGTCTTTAGTTTTCATTCTAGATTTCACAATGTACCATTTGAGCTTTCCAGCATAGATTGGCTCTTCTTTGAAGTGCTTTTTCTTGATAATGTTGTTATATAAAGCTAATGCACGAACATTGTATGGGACTTTTGGCCTGAACTCTGGCTGATCTCCATCATCAGATATGACATAATTTCTATAAGTGTTCACATTGCAGCTTCCACTAACTGACTCAACATCACACTTCAAGAACTCATTTTTCTTTTTCTGGACTTCAATGTTCATCAGTTGAGTCTCATTCTCTGGTGTGTCATTAATCTCAAGAAGTCTTCGAATGATCTCTTTGAGTTGAGTTCTAGCCACTTTAGATGTGCTAGACTTCACAACTTCCAATCCTTTGATCTTCATTGGGAGATCATCTGCATCATAGAACGTTCCATCTTTCCATAGGAGTATCTGTGCATACTTCTTTTTAGATGTGAGCCACACTCCAGATGAGGCAATTGTCTCTAATTCAAAATTCTGGACAGAATCTACAAATCTTTTTGCATAATAGTCTCTCATATACTCAAAATTGTGCTTGTCCAAGAAGTCTGTGTTCAAATTCAAGATGATGTTCAATTTTTCTGAATCCGTCATCTTGTCAATTCCTTTAATAGTCTTGAGCAGATTCTGGTAAGATGAATATATAGAATCAGTATCACCATATATAGGTATACACAAATTCTTGACTTTGCCTCTAAGTGACTGGTCTACTTCAATGCCCCATCTCTTGTGCTCTTCTTTCATATCAAACCAATTGTCTTCAAAGAACTTAGGAATATGATGCTCCATCATGTGAATCACATTTCTTGCTTCACCAGTGATATCATTTGCTAAGTTCATATTATAGAAATAGAAAGCAACATGTGAGCATCCTCCGTACATTGAGTTACCTAGCAACTTCATAGCCATCTGATGTGACTCTTTGAACTTGCACTCTGCGTAGATTATTCTCTCAGCATCTTTCAACTCTTCAACAGAAAGCTTTCTAAAGTCTTCACCACAAGAATATCCTTTATATCCAAGCTGCTCTAATGACTCTATAATGTCTGCTTCATAAGTATGGAGCTTCTCATCCGCACCTTTTATGAGATGTCTGATATCTGTAACTACTTCTGCTTCAATCTTCTTGCCAAGATACTTGTCAATGTTCCTCTCAGCTTTAAGTTTTCTTTGGATTCTCTTGAATGTGTACTCTTTGTCATTTCTATACACGTGTCCATTCACACTGACAAAGTAGTTCTTGTCTTTCTTGTACTTCTCTAGTCTCTTCTCATCAATGAAGTTTCCAATAAACTCACCAATTGATGGCTTATTTGGTTTCCCATCATTCTTGTAGACTTGCCCACCAATGATCAGATATTTTCCTTCTTGCTTTCTGAAATACTCAAGCTTAGCTTCATCATAGAATGCACCAACATAGTTCTCAAATGAGATGTTGCATGTGATGATTGTTGATGGATACAGAGAAGCAAAGTCATTGCAGCATATGAACTTGTATTTGCCAGGAATTGGGACTTTTACATATGCACCAATCAATGGTGTTCTTTCTGGTGTCTCAGCTTTCTGATACACAATCTTGACTCCATTCTCATAGAAGTCTTTGAACACTAATGACTCAGTAAGAGCAATAGGAGAGAAGCAGTTCCCTATCTTCTCATTGCAATACAAAGCATATTGGTAATAAAGTTCAAGACAACGGAACCTATAGTCTATCAATTGTACCAACACAGAGTCGATGCAGTTGTAGAACACATAATTCTTATAGTCATTGTTATACAAGTCTTGAAGTGTCCCATCATACTTGATCTTGTTAGCTTTCACTGACTCTGAAGCTATATAGTCAAGTCCAAGTGACTCTTTGATTGGCATGATTGTGATGTCATCTTTGATGATGTCCATCATATCCAGAATAAGAGTGTGAACTGGCATAGGAAGATCAATCTTATCACCCAAGCGAGATGTGAATCTCTTCTTAGTCAATTGTTTAGTGCAACTAGCTAACTTAAGAGAAAGCATTGGATAATTGTTCTTTATACGATTCACTATATATTGCCAGTCAAACAATATTGAGTTCCAACCAGCTAATATTGAGACTTTTGCAACTATCCTTGTCAAGAATAATCTCAACATCTCTTTCTCATTGTCACATAATATGTATTTGAATGTTGGAGTAGGTTTCTTCAAAGTCTGGAAGAATTCATTAGCTTCTACATATTCCTTGAATGACTTCTCACAATAAGCTAGCTCTTCTTGACTCAATGCCTTAGTTCCAAACACTATAGCATTCAAATCTGGAGACACAACAGATATAGTTGTGATCTCTTGCTTTGCTATTGCTGGGTCTGGGAACTCACCAGTCTCAGAGATCTTGGTCTCAATATCGAATGTGTACAACTTAGGATAAGTTTTTTGTGAGATCAAGCTTTTGTATTGGTCAGGAAGCTCTGTGAGATACTCCTTGATGTCAAACTTGCTTGGAGAGTCAGTATAGCATATCCCTGCTTTTGCTCCATCATAAGTGTCAAACTCTCCTGCTGGTGTGTAGTAGTAAGTCTTGAACCGACTCAGGTTATCAAAAGTAAGGAATGACTTCTGACCTTTCTCAGTAATGTAAGAGACTTCAAATCTCTTGTCTTGCTTTGAAAAAGTATAATCTAAAATCATTCTAAAATGGTTTATTTGGTATCAACATATTATAAAAGCATTTCTAATTCAGTTATTATTTACAAAACAAAAGGCTATAAATGCAACAGACTCAAATTAATATATACAATGGCAGGAAACAATTTCGCTATGGGGTTGAGTATGTTGACAACATTGAGTCTGTTGAAAGTGGGAACTTTGCTTACATCAATCAAGGTATTGGATCTGTTGGTGAGAACATATTCCAATTTGTGAACATGTTCCAGAACTCAAACATAAAAGATGCAGAGAGAAACACAAACCAATGGAACCTCATTGAAGACAATGATCCAAGAACACAGCAGGACTTTATTCCAGACCATGTGAACTTGAGCTCTGTGAATGTGTATTTCCCAACTTACAGTGTAGAGACTTATACTGGAAACTGGCTTTATGTGTTCTCTGCATATACTTATATCAATGGTGACAAGATTGTCTTGAATGAGACTGTTCTAGATAGAAGAAATGCAATCTCTTATCCTGGAAAGAAAGAGATGAACAACATAAGATATATGGAGTACATCAACATCATCTTTCCAGACCCATGGGAGTTAGCTTACTCTGATGATTGGGCCAGATTCAGACAACAGGTTTGTGGTGAGCCAGCAAATTTGAACAATACTGGAAGCATGCTCACTATTGAGATCCATCCAGTCAAAAAGCTTTCTGACACACAATGGTCAAAGCTTGATAACTATCTTGGTGGAATGAACTCATTGCTGCTATCTAATGATGAGAACATGACTTTGACTACTCTAATAAGCTACATTGCTCCATCCACTATCCATCTAGACTTTGTGTACAATGGGATATATAACAATTTAGAAGAATACATAAATGAGACTTACAAGCTTGGTGGGAGTGACCCAATATCTTTAAGCTCTACTCTCACATTGTTTGATAATGAAAACATTTACAACATCTATGCTGAGACTGGATCAGGAAGTGGAAATGGATCAGGAAGTGGAGTTGATTTCTATGTAATTCCAGATCCAGATGACCAGTTCTCTACAATAAAATTCAACTCATGGAATGAGTTCTCTGCTGGATTGCAATTCAAAGCTGTGACTGAGATAAAAGTCGATGAGTTGCCAATGCTCACACTATTGAGTAACTCTATAAGTGTAGACCAAAACATGTTTGCAAAGATACTTGCAAATGAAGTGCCAGTGGATATAGACTCAGTCTTGAGTGAGTTTGACAATGACAACAATACAACATCATTCAACAATATGGATACAATAAATATAGTGAACAAGACCCAGAAACAAATAATCAATATAGACAAGCCTAATGATTTCAAGAACAACTTAACTAGACCTGTGTTTATAAGGACTCAAGCTAGCAACAGCATAGTAGTGCATCCAAGTGCTACTGAGAACATTGCTATAAATCTTAGAGAGTACAAGAACTATGTCGAGACCTTCACACTAAGAATTGCTGATGTTGATTTTGTTGAGTATGGAAGACAAAGCTCTAATGTGATCTTCAAAGTTGTTGGAAAACAGCTTCCAGAAGAAATTGAGAATGGGATCTTCTATATCTTAGATGATAATGATGAGATCATCACAACTGGCAATTACACCCTTGAATAAATTGATACTATAAATGATTGATTTTTGCGCAACTGAAGATGAAATCCAACTTACGGAAGAAGTAGATTTGATACTGCAACAAATTGACATGTTGTTCTCTACAACACCTACTGATGTGATAGGTGAGCCAAAATATGGCAGTGAGTATGAGACATTCATTTGGGACCTCTCATATCCAACTAGCGTTATAAAAGAATATGCAGAGAACCAGCTAGCTCAAAATGTTGAGTTCTTTGGCAACTCATACTCCGTGAATGTGTCAATACTTAAAGGTGAGTTCAATGACATCATATTGCTTGAAGTCAATGTGTATGTGAATGGGCAACAATATCAAAAAATATATAAAGTAGAGTAAAAGATATGAAAATATTCTCTTTAATACAATTACAATGGGAGAAATTCCTTGATGCAGTTAGAAATGGTCTTTCTAGCACTCTTTCTAGATATGACACTAACTTTAATGCAAACACTATATTTGGACAACTGGTGAATATTCTTGGAAGTGCATGCCAGAATATGATGTACTATATAGAAGACTCTTTGACTGAGCAGAACAAATACACTGCTGAGAGAAAGCGCTCTATATACAATCTAGCATCTATCAGTGGCTATAACCCATCAATGGGAAAGTCTACTACAGCTGTCATAAGACTCACTTGGAAACCAAATAATGAGCAGGTCTCTAGCATTGTGATCCCAAATAGGACTAAGCTTGTAAGCTCTCAAACCGGCATGGGGTACAACATCATACTTCCTCAAGAGTCTATAGTTTGCAATCTCCAAAGTGACAACTCTAGCAAGTATCTTACAGTAGCAGAAGGTGAGTTTGAGACCCAGAAATTCATCTCAACAGGTGGCCAGCTTTACTCTAAGAACATAAAATTCTCTGGTGATGCAGATATTGACTATCTAGAAGTGTATGTTGACAATGAGCCATGGGAGCGTGTTGAATCTGTGTATGATATGGAGCCTAATGCCAACCAGTATGTAGCTAGAACTTCATTGAAGAGTGGATTTGACATCGTGTTTGGAAACAACCAATATGGTAAAGCTCTTGCTGATGGGCAGCAAGTTAGAGTGACTTATCTTATCCATAATGGTGAGTCTGGCAATATTGACTGGGATGAAGGTGCTATGTTCTTGTTTCAAGACAAGTTGAAAACTATTGACGGTGAAGAAGTTGATGGAAACAAGATCTTTTCTATTGATCTTGTTGATAGAGATTATATCACAAGTGGTGTCTATTCTGATGATATTGATTTAGTTAGAGAGATGATTGGAATGAATTCACGTGCGCTTGTGCTCGCTGATGCTAAGAATTACACAAAAATGTTCAAGAAGTTCTCATTTGTTGGATACAACCGTGTATGGACTGAACCTGGCTCAATGGTAGTGAATGCTATTGTGATGAGAAACTATAAAGCATATCTTAAGAATGGATCTGACTATTTTGGATTGAAAGAAGAAGACTTCAAGCTGTCAAGAACTCAGAAACAATCTATATATAATTCTATTGCAATGTCTGGTGAACAGCTTGCTGGTGTTGTGTTCAATGTGTTTGATCCAGAGATTTGCAAATATGCATGTTATGTGTATGTGAAATTGAAAGATGGTGATTATGACACTGCTTTGATAGCTCAGCAGATAAGAGCTGAGATAGGTCTGTTCTTTGCTAATGTACAGAGTGATATCTTCATTCCAAAATCTGATATAGTTCATTTATTGAAGAGAAATGTTAATGCTATAGATGGTGTAGATGTGTATTTCTTGTCACAAAAGAATGAGCAAGCACTTATAGACAGATTTTACGAAGAAAAGACTTATAACTACAATCCAGCTACTCAAAAATACAATATAAAGACTACAACTATCTATATTGAGCCTGATGAGAATCCAGGAGTTGGGCTAGATGCTCATGGGAACATCTATCTAGACAATAATGACCAATTCCCTGTATTGATGGGTGGATGGAAATTCAAGAATGGAATGACAACTAATGGAGTTGTGACAAACATTGACACAATTCAAGTAAGTGACCCATTGACTATTATATTTGAATAAAGAAAAAACTAAATGCTAAAATTCATAGACATAGAAACTGGAGACATTTTTGATGGAACTGGAAAGTATGTGCATTGGTTTGATGAAGGACAATCAACCAACATAAACTATTGCAAAGAGATTGTGTTCATCTCTGATGTGCCTAGTGTGAATATCACTATAGAAGACAATCCATATTTCAAGCTTATGGATTTCATGTCTAGAGCCAATCCAGATGATCCAACTCAGACTATTGATCCAACCCAGATAGAGAACTTGAATGGGTTTGATTACTATAATATCAATAATTTTTTAGTTTCTTCTTTGACTCTTCAAGGAATATCTTACAATGGAGTTTACTTGTACAGATTCTTTGTCTATACTTTCTCTTCATCTACTGGAGAATATATTGTTAAAGTGGAAATCAATGGTGAGCCTATTCAAGTTGGAGCTGACTTCTATCCAGAGAATGAGCTTATCACTAATGACTTAGAGAATCTTGGGATTGAGATTCCTATGCAGATCCAGAAAGCTATTTATGAGAGCAATGTCCATGAAGAAGCTATGGACAACATACTTGTGAATAGAAAATGGAAAGAGCTTCTTCTAGAGTATTGGAACATTGTAGCAAACAAAGGCAGCTACAAGTCTCTAGTCAACTCAATGAAGTTCTTTGAGTATGGAGATCTAGTGAAGATCATGGAGTTCTGGAAAGTACACTACAACAAAGACATACTCATCTCTAATGATTTAGAGCAGATTCTAAATGATAGGTTCAGAGAGCAGTTGTCAGTCCTCTCTAAGACTACATATACAGGACTTTATCTTGCATTAGAGAAAATAAAACATGATACTGATGCAATAGGAGATTATGTTCCTACTGAGTTTGATGAGAACCCTAGTGATCCACTTGCACAGGATAATCCAATACTTGACAGAGTGTCAACTATATGGAGTGCTTTAGATCTTTCTTTGAAAATGACTTTAGTTGGGAACTTCTTCTCAACTTACTTCATGCCACTCCATTTAGACTTGATCCATTCTACAATAGAAGACATTTGCTTCACAAACACTATAAAGATCATCTCTTCTGGGGTGTTTCAAAGAAAAGACTATATAGACAGATGCAACAATTTCTTGTCAAGTGTCAAGAAAGAAGCTAACTATTACATAAAGCCTCAAGATGTGTATGTGAACTCAAGAACAATTCTTGGTTACAAAGAGTTTGATAGAGTGATTGATGATGACACTTCAAATGATGGAAGAGGGTATGGTCCAACTCGTTTTGACTCTGGTGCAATACTTAGAATGGATAGAGTCCAAGATGACTCAAGATACTATGATGAAGTGAGCATTCTTGGTGTTGACACTGAAGCAGACACAAGCTATATACAGAATGCATTTGCAGGAAGTGGCACTCCATGGGAATTCGTGTTCTCTGGTGCAAATATAATACATAAATTTGGTGCATTAGTCCCTATTGATGTAAAGATAACTTCTAATGTGGCTGGAGATGATGCAATAAAGTCTGCTGAGATACATTGGGTAAGAGACTCAAAGCAACTGTTTGACTATGTAGACAATGCTACTTGGATCGAGCCAATTGAGATTGAAGACGAAGATGGCAATCTAACTGGTCACTGGAAATATGAGTTCAACTTCAATCTGCTCTTCCAGAATGCTGGAAGATACCATTTTTTTGTGACATTCACTTCCACTAAAAGTTTCATATACTCTAGAGAGTTCATTATCAATGTGTTAGATGATGCAGACAATCCAATTCACATTTATAAAGTAGAAAGAGTTGATCCTAAAGAGTACAAAGATCTTGAGATCCAAGTGTCGACAGATCCAGATGCTGGTGGCACAGTCACTATATCTAATGGAGAATACTCTTATGATATAAATGACTACATGTTCACTCAGACATTTGAGCCAGAAAGCCTTGCATGCTCACAATACATTTGTGCAGACATACTTAACATGCAAAAGAACACCGGCTTGAATCATGTCATCATATTCACTACTTCTGGAAACTCTCCTGATGCTAAAGTTGATGGTATTTCAGCTAATACAGTCACAGTGTCTCAGTTAGAATCTAACCATCCAGAATATTGGTGGTTTGAGAGAAACATTTACACAGATATTGACAGTGCTGGTATATTGGGTGCTCCAATGAATGTCATAACTGGAATTAGAAAATATTTCACTATAAACAATAAAGCCGTAATATTATACGATAACCAATTCTATCGTGGTGAAGATGATGCAGTTGTAAAGATCATACAAATTGAAGGCTTGATGTATGTAATAGTGATATGCTCAAATGGCATACCTGGAAGTATAAACACTTATAAGATAGCTGATTATGCTCATATAGAAGTCTTTGGCCATCCAATGGATGTGAGAGTATATCCAGACTATAATTGGTATCATTTGGAGTATGACTCAAATAATGTACCTTATGGATTAGCTGAGAACAAAGTGAAATGTGAAGGTAATTTCTTCCAACTAGTTGATGAAGACAGATTCATTCCTATTTTCCACAAGCTTGTTAAAGTAGAAGAGAACAATTGTGAAGTACTTCCTTCAGAGTTAATGGTAGCTATTCCTGAGTTGAAAAGAACATATAAAGACCATAATGAGATTGTATGGGAGTTCTTGAACTCATCTACAATGGAGAACACAATTGAGTATAAAGCATTCACTCCAGAGTTTGGTGCAAATCATATGCCAATATACAAAAGCACTACAAGCATTGACTTTATGGAACCTTATATAGGTAAATTTGAACCAAGAGTTCTTACCCCTGGTTATTATAATATAAATCTACACTATCAATATGGCAATGAAGAGCATTGTGAAAGCAGAGATGGTGCATTCAAGATAAGAAAGAAGATATGATGTATGTAATGAACATAGTGTCACCAACTAAAGATAGTGATCTGCTATACTCTCAAGTAGCTTTGAACACTTATCCAATTGTTTGGTACACTGATGAAGCTGAGATCACTGAGCTGTATGAGAGTGAAGACCTTATCAGTGCTTTGAAGAATATAGTGAAGACAGAAAAAGTGTATGACAAAGCTGAGGTCTATTACAGACAGTTTGATGATGATATGGAGCTAGTCAAGCAAGACAAGTTCAAACTAAAAGACCATATAAAAATAGAATTTAAAAAATGACAACTGTGATTGACACAATTCTTGGAAGTATAGATTTCTTGTATATCATATTATGCAATGTAATAACATGGTTTATACTAGAGTGTTTGTACTTGACAAAATTAAAAGAGACTCTAACTACTTGGATAAAGAGATGCATTGCAACTGGAGTTGCTATTGTGCTTGGTGCAATCATGTACTATGCATTCCATCGTAGTTTTGAAGCCATGTTCTATGGATTCTTTATACAATATCTCTCTTGGGATTATTTCTTTAAAGCTATAGTAGAGAGAGTCAGAAATACTATATCTGGACAAAAACATCTTAATGAGTAATGTCATCAATAGGACCATTTTTCAATTTCAACAATACCAGAAGAGCAGATCTGTTTGATGCAGAAGATCTTAAGAACCTCAACACTTATAGAAACTGGGGTACTTTTACTGCACCAATTCAGAAAATGGAAGTAAGTGAAAAACCAGAAGAAGATGTTGCTTTGCCAAACACTAGCATAAAGTCATTGTTCAACCCGGTGTATGCTGTTGGATATAACCAATTTATGCAGGTAAGACAAAATGCTCCATTGCTAGACTCTCCTGAAATTAGAGCTACTGCTCGTAGAGGAAAAGACTGTTCTATAAAAGCTCTAGTAGAAGCTAGCCAAAACAATATGTTAGGACGTGCTGTATACTCTTATGCTGACTTCATGTATTGCAAGCATCTTGGAAAAGTTCCTAACAACTATCTTATAACATTAAGAAGATTTCCATTCCCAGCTGGAGACCACATAAACTACACTAATCCATTTGTACATAATGACAACACATACAAAGAGACTGAGAAACACAATCCAGATGTTGGCAGACTTGTGACATGGTTAGGCACACCTGGAAATGAGATGTCTGGAATTTTGAAATGGGATGTCAAAATGCCATTTGAAGAAAAATCTGGTACTATGGAGCAAGGTGGAGGCGGAGGTGGAGACAATGGTGGACCAATTGGAACATTTTTGAATGTTATGGGTAATAACAAGTATCGTGATCAAATGGTACGTGGTTATGCTGGCCGAGCTCCAGTACAATATATGAACATGATGAAAGGACCAGTTGGTTGGGCCTCTAGAGGAATAGGGAAATTTGCTGATAAAATGGGAACCAGCACAGATCCACCATATACAGGAGGACATATGGATGGAAATAAAGTGTATGGACCATTGGATGTTATAAATAAAACACATATCAGAGGTGTTGGTCTTGATTTCAATCATGAAATAAATCTAACTTTTGACTATGAGCTTCGCTCTTATGATGGTATCAATCCTAAAATGGCATTTCTTGACTTATTAGGAAATATTCTTGCAGTCACTTATGCTAATGGTGCATTCTGGGGTGGTGCTTATCACGGGAGTGGCCCATCACAATCTAATGTGTTTGCCAATCTTCCTATATATAAACTTAATGGTGACTCATCATTCTCAGATGTGGTTGGTGCTTTTGTAGAGTCTGGACAAACTATATTCAAGACTGCTGGTGGTGGATCTGGAAATTTTTTGACAGATTTGAAAAACATTGCCGCAACTTTAGCAAAAGGAATATTTTCGGCTTTGCTAGGCTCTGGTCTTAATGCTTTAGGAAGACCTCAAAAGAATGCTGTAAACTCATTGCTCTCACCAGCCCCAGTAGGATTCTGGCACCTCACTGTTGGTAATCCATGGAACCCAATCATGTCTATTGGTAATCTTATTCTTGATGGAGCTACAGTTGAACAATATGGTCCACTTGGATTGGATGACTTTCCAACTGGAATAAGAGTGACATGCAAACTGAAACATGGAAAATCAAGAGACTCCACAATGATTGAGCATATGTTTATGCAAGGTGATGATAGGATCTACACTCCAGTTGATAGAGAAGTTCTTGAGATGTACAAAGCTGCAGATCCAATAAATGCTCAAAAAATACAACAAGAAAAGGCTATTGAGTTAGAGAAGCAAGAAAGAGAAAGAAACGTAAAAAACATATTGCCACCAGTAAAAGCAGAATTAAGCCAAAAAGACCCATCAGATGCTACAAGCTATTATAATTATACACAAACTAAACTTGGAATAACTTCATCTGAAACACCAATACCATATCTAAATACTGAAACATCTGCTAAAGCAAAGAAAGACACAGAGCTAGCTGGAGAATTAAAAAGAGTGACAAAATATTTCTATCAATGGTTTGGAACTAATGACACTGATGTCATTTCAACTATTGCTGCTGAAGCTGCATATGGCAGCAAGATGTCTGGAAAGAATGTTACTGGAACAACTAACAACAAGCCAAAAGCCACAGCATCAAAGAACACTGGAAGCAAATCTAAAGCTGGTACGAAATCCAAATAATTCGCCGATAGGCATATCCTAGGCCGCCCTAGGGACACAAACAAAAACGGGATGATAAATTTATCATCCCGTTTTGATTCCGACATCAGGCGCCATCCTAACGTTTAGTCGTATCTATAAAAGAGAAATACCATCTTAGAGTACTCATCTTGAGAAGTATCTCTGATAGTCAGTTTGTACTCATTGCCTAGCATAGTCTCATCAATGACTAAAGTAGAGCTTTTGTCTAGATGAAGACAATGGCCAGAATCAGTCATGTAATTGACTTTAAATCTAATGCAGTCACTAGTGTAGGAATCAGAGATCACTTTGAAGTCTACATAATTATACAAAGAGTCAATGTCAAGATCAACATAAACTGTTTTAGTCATCTCAAACCCATCACCAACAATAGTAGCTTTAGCTGGAGTGTAGTCTTTAGGAATAACATAATGTTGTGCCTGTGCAGTTATCACTAGGCAAAATAGAATACATAGAAATCCAATAATCTTTTTCATTTTAATAGTTTTAGTTATTTAGAAAATTTGTTTCTTCTTACAATCATATCATAAAGAGCATTCTTAAAGTCATCAAACTCTAACACATAAGGAAGACCATATACTTGAGTATACATAGTAACTTTGCAGATTTGTTCATTACCTTTATTGATCTCAGTAATTATTTCAAGATTGAAACTACCATAATGAATCTTTGATGGCTCTTCTGCATCAAATATGTCAATAATATATTGATGGCATCTTTTATGATTTTCAAGATCAAATATGCCAGTATAGTCTTCAACACGATGCATATTGATTCTATCTGAAAGATATATGGTCTGCATGAGACACATTTTGAACATTCTTTTAATAGTTTCTATGGCTTCAATCATATTTGTTGCTTTAAAAGAGAGTGGGAAGTCTCCCACTCTCTTTAGTTAGTATTAGATTTCAAAAGAATCATCTTCTTCATCCGATTCTGTGTCTGACAGTGAAAGAATATCTTCTATATTGTCATAAAATATGATGTGTGCTTGATCCCATGGATTAGTCTTCATCGTCATAAGGGTTGTCAAGTTCATCTTCAAAAGGGCACTCATCTCTTTTCTCTGTACCAAGCTCTTCTACTTCATCTTCTTCCTCTTCACAGATGCACTCACACTGGTCACAGTCTTCATCACACACCTCAACTTCTTCCTCTTCCTCTTCTACTTCCTCAACTTCTTCCTCTTCAGGTTCCACACACTCAGAATCTTCAGTCACTTCTACCATTTCCGGAAGAGCGGCCTTGAGATCCTTCCAAGTAGGATATTCCTGCTCAACTACGGCCTCACCATTATCGTTGATAGTCAAGAAGACGAATCCACGAGAGTTCTTGCTAGCATTGTGGAAGTCAATCTGGATATTGGTAGTATCAATATCCATGTTGATTCTGTCAAACATAGACTTACTTACCGGCTTGATATTATCAAATGACACATTGACAGAGTCGGGGTCAAGTTCCAGAACCTTGCAAATAGCATTCACCTTTGGAGCCAGCTTCTTAGCGCGTCCAATCAGAGCAGAGTCCTTGCATACGTAAGAAATCCAGGGACCAGCTTGAGCGTTAGAGATTTGGGAATTCATTTCAGTCACATTGATTTTAGTCATAATTCTTAAAAATTTTATAAGGTTAGTAATTAATTGTTGTCGTCGTTGATAATATATTCTTTATTTTTCCAAATTAACTAGAAAAATTTATTTGTTTTTGGAGACTACCTCCCAGACACTTTTGAGTTGGTTAATGAGTTCCATCATTCTTTGTTTGCGATCCTCATTATATCTATTTACTTCAGACATGATAGATTCTTTACTGAGATATTCATCTTGATCTTTGTTCACCCAATTAGCAGCAATCTGGTTTCTCAAATCATACTCTTCTTCAAAAGTTCTCTTCTTGAAAGCTTTATCAACAGCCTCTTCCAAGGGCATGTTATTCATAGTATTGCACACATAAGCTCTTTTAAGTCTTAAAAAAGAATCTTCATCACAAGAAGGACCAAAGTTCCAGACATTGAATGAAATAGATTCTCTATCATAGTTACGTTTTTGCATACCATACTTTTTAGCTGCTTCTGCTTGCCACTTGTTGAACTCTTTGCGAGTAATCACTTTCTTCTCCAACTTAGCAGCCATTATATCATATTCACCAATATATTCATCCCATTCAGGATCTGGAACAATCTCTCCAGTAGTTTCATTAATTTGAGTCTTTCTAGGCCACCTCCAAGAATATCTACAACCACGAGTCAAAGAATTGATCACTTGGTCAAATCTCTCTTTAGGAACATAGAAAGCAGACCAGAGAGAAGGACTGCCATCCATGCAGTCTGCAACCTCTTTAGTATTGAGCTCTTTCCACTGAATTGGTCTAGGAAAGACCGAATTAGCTTCTGCATAAAGCATCTCAAGAGCTTTCTGTATTTTATCTATTTTAGTATTTTTATTCATCTTTATTCTTTTTTATTGTTGTTCAATATCAATATAATTCAACTCTTGGAAGATTAACAGAAAAATTTTCTTTTTCTTTTTTCACTTATAATTGTATAATATAATAGAATTCCTGCCTGCACGTAGACCTAAATTTCGCCGCCTAAGATATCTAGGACGGCGCATGATGGCGGAATAACCAGTACCTGATATAATTATACTCCTAAGGTCTAAACCGCCATCTGCCGCCATATTTTGGGTTTTTATATTGATAATCACATAGTTAGCAAAAAAAATTTTTTTCGTTAATTACTGATATAGTGAAATATATTGTTATTGATAACACTAAAACTTAAGAATATGGCAAAAATGACTAGATTAGAACAATATAAACAATCATGCCTCTCTCAGATTCCGGCTTTAGAAGATGAGATCAAGAAGATTGATGAGCTTATTGATTATCACTTCAATCATCCGGAAGATAAAGAGGCTGAAAATAAGTACTTAAATTATAAAGAGAACCCTTATGGGTCTTTATACCTGGCTTCTCAGTGGAAAAACAAGCTAGTTGACAAGATTGGCAAACTTAAAGCAGATGCTTTGCCTACTGAAGAGAAGTACTTCAATAATTTCTTGTACTCTGATGTAAATCCGTACAAGTGTGTCAAAGAGTTCACTCCTAATAAGGTAGGTGTGGTGAAAATGAAATCCAAGCTGGTTGGAGAGACTTACTCTCAAGATTGGGAGATCACTATGCCTGAATACACAGAGGATGACATCATTATCATTCGTAGACACAAGAATGGTTATTTCTATACTGCTGGAGACAACAGTTGTCCTTTCATCTGCTCTAGCAAACCTTACAAGCACTATGACTGGGAGTTCTAGAAAAAATTTTTTCCTGTTAACTCCATTTATAGTGAATTATATTAATAATGTAAACCAATAAAAAAAAATAAAAAATATGGCAAACAACAAATTATATTTCAATACCTTGAGCGCTGCACTCCTTTACAACTGGGAACTTTCCAGTCAAATCTCTGACGGCAAGTACGAGAATTCTCGTCCTTATGACCACTGGAACTGGGTTTGTGACTGTGACGTCTTTATCGACCCCGATGGTTTAAACTATGCTGACCGCTGGATCCGCAAGAAGTACAACCTCAACGAGTGGGGCCGCTATATGACCGACGGTAAAAATGACTGGGCCTGGAGATGCGCCAACTTTGTGAGATTAGGAGCTTGCTTCGAAGACACTCAAGAGAACTATGATCTCATCACCTCTAAGGTCAACAGATCTTCTGTGGAGTGTCTGAAAGTCAAATATGATTCCTATGAGGCCTTCCTGAAAGACTATGAGAATTGGCCGAACTATGCAAAAAATGAGAGCTTCCTCGAAGTCTTCACTGAAGAGATCTATAACAAGTACTACTCCAAAGAAGTGAGTGTGAAGGAGTTCAACAAATATCACAAGCTCATGAAAGAGACGGTTAATCGTAACAAGCTTGATGCCGAGAATGATGCAGAAGTTGCCAAAGAGAAAGCTGCCGCAAAGGAAGCTGAGAAAGAAGCTAAGAAAGCCGCTAAGCTCGCTGAAGCTGAAGCCAAGAGAAAAGCTCTTATTGAGCAAGCTACTGTGAAGCACACTGAAGTGACCACCGCTGACACTGAAGATGACATTATTGCTCCGAAGAATGAAGTATCTAGCCTTGAAATCAAGCTTGAAGCTCTCAAGTTCATCAAAGAGAAGTTTGGCATCACTCCTAAAGAACTTTGTGTAAAATTATAATATGAAAAAAATGAAAGAAGAAGTATTAAAGAAAATAAAAGACACTATAAAGTATGTTACTTCTAGTGATATTGAAATCAAGCACTTGGAGCAATATGAAGATGTTGACTTGAATAGTGGTGAAACTCATAAATTAGATATATACTTTATTAGTGGAGAGGTTATCAAAACATATCCGGAATTTGCACATGTACTTTTATTTGTAGCAGATGATGGAGTAGAAATATCATTTATTCATGATCACACTGGATTTTCTATTCCATTAGCTTCAATGACTGATGAAGAGAAAGAAGACTGCAAAGATTCTATTAGGTCAATTGAGATTGAAAGATTCACTCATGATGATATTTTAGCAGTGATCAATTACTTTCAAAAATCTGATAGATTTTGATGATAAGTATATTTATGAATAAAAAACTCAAATAAAAGATTATTTTAATACATACAAAAAATCATATTACTATGTTTAAAGGTTACATTAACGAAAAAGAATATAAAGATCAAGGTGAATATTATCGTGATCTTAATGAGATGCAAAAATCTGGAAATTCATTCACTGCAAACTGCTCATACTCTACCGAGTATGATGACTTTATTGGAAACATAAAGAATGAAGAGATCAATTTAGAAAAAGTCAATAAACTTATTCCTGATCTTGATGACCTTTATGTAGAATATCTTCAAGCAAAAGACCAAAGAAAATGGATGGAAGATTTTAAGAACAATAGAAAATTTGTGCTTCCAAAAGGAATCAGTCAAGAGCAATTGCAAGATTCTATCCAATATAAGCTTGCAAGCCTTAAGAATGAAAAAGTTTTCTATTTGGACCAAATGCAAAATGCTAAAAATGAGTACAATGAGCTTGATTATGAGCGCACACAAATCTATAACAAATTGAAGAGTCTCAATGAAAAGATTGAATCTTTGTATGGGATCTGTCAAGAATGTCAGGATTGTCTTGATATGATCAGTTGGCTTGAAGGAAATTACAATCAAGCTCTTTTGCCTAAAGAAGAGCAGCCTTGCAAGATTGAGTCAAAAGAAGTTACTGAAGACAAAGAATACTCTATTGATGATCTTCTTGAAAGCTTCAAATCTATGTATGAGAAACTTTTAAGCTAGATTTCATAAAAACTTGTTACCATTATTTTTAAGAAAAAGAGTCTCCACTGGCTCTTTTTTCTTGTTATGTAACCAACAAATTGTTTACCAATTTTGTTAATTATATCTGGTGTGGTATATATTACTATTGATAAACCCATAAAGTATGATAAAGATAATTAAGAAAAAGTCAACAAAAGCTGCTGAGCCAAAAAAGACCACTAAAGCCACTACTGCTAAGTCCTCTACTGGCAAGAAGACTACTAAGTCTTCTACTAAAGCAGTTAAAGAGGAAGTCAAAGAAGAGAAAGCTCCAGTATTCAAGAATTTGAAAGAAGAACTTGTTTGGCTTAAAAAGAAGAAGGTCAAGACTCCAGCTGAAGAGATGCGCATGGCATATCTAGAGTCTCCAGTAAAAGTTATCTGTACTCCTACTAAGAAAGTTGTCAAGAAAAAAGTAACTAAGAAAAAGGTGGCTAAGAAAAAAGTTGAGCTTGAGCCTGGTGAGTACTTTCCTACACCTAAGACACTGTCTAAACTCAAGACTTACATGAACAGCTATATCAAAGCAGTAGGTTGGAAAGTCAAGAACTACGCCTTCCCAGACACTAAGAAGCTTTTTCTTTCAGAAGTCAAAGTCACTTCTGACAAAGAGAAGAATGAAGCCTACTTTGAAGGCAAGCTCACTTATCAAAACCCTCGCCAGATGTACTCATACAAGTTCAAAAGAACTTTCACTTTAGAGAATCACAAGTCATTCTTACCTATGATCAAAGCTACATACAAAATGGTGAAAGACAACTTTGCTGGAAAGGACAAGGTTGACACTAAGTTCTTCACTGACAGAGAATGGAGTTGTGTGTATGATGCATAATATTATTTCCAAATAATAAAAATCGGTCTGGAAAATATCTAGGCCGATTTTATCTATATTAAAATAGACAATAAAAAAACTAGATATACTTAATGAATTACGTTATCAAAAGAGACTACTCTAAAGAGAAGTACACTAGAAAAAAGATTGAGCAATCACTCAAAGGTGCATTCAAAGATGCCAAAGTGAAATGGGATCCCGCCGTGTACAAGTTAGCATGTATGTATGTAGAAGGAAAAATAGAGTTCAACAATGGAGAGATAGACATTGAAGAAGTCCAAAACCTTATTGAAAGAGCACTAGCGGAAAGTGATCATTTGGATGTCCAAAAAAGTTATATCCTTTATCGTAACCAGCACTCTAAGATCCGTGAATGGGTAGCTACAAAAGAAGAGTTCATAAACAAGTACAAGAACTCTGGAAACACTGCTGATGCCACTGTAGATGACAACTCAAATGTTGCATCTAAGAACATTGCTATCTTAAACAATGAGATTCACAAGGAAGACAATATCCAGATCTCTAGAAAGATGGTGATGAACAAGCTTAAAGAGATCTTTCCAGACTTTGATGCTAAGCAGTACATTCGTGATCTAGGGAACCATATCATATACAAGCATGATGAGTCATCTTTTGCTGGTGCTATAGCTCCATATTGTGTCTCTACTACTATGTACCCATTCCTCACTAATGGGATAAAAGACTTAGGTGGATTGTCAGCAGCTCCAAAGAACCTAGACTCTTTCTGCGGCATGTACATCAATTACATCTTTGCTACTGCTTCTCAATTTGCTGGTGCTGTGGCTACATCTGAGTTCTTGCTGTACTTCGATTACTTTGCCAGAAAAGAGTGGGGTGACGTATACTATCAGAAACCAGATGCAGTAATCAGTACAGAGTATTGTGCAAGAACAAAGACTATCCAAAGCCAGATTCACCAGTACTTCCAACAAGTAGTGTACTCCATCAACCAACCTGCGGCCGCACGTGGCATGCAAGCAGCATTTGTCAACTTCTCTTATTTTGACAAGCCATTCTTTGAAGGCATGTTTGGTGACTTCTATTTTCCAGACAACACTCAACCCAAATGGGAATCACTTTGTTGGCTACAGAAAGAGTTCATGCAATGGTTCAATGCAGAAAGGCTTAAGACTATCTTGACATTCCCAGTTGAGTCATTTGCTTTAGTATATCAAGATGGGCATTTCTTAGATCAAGATTCTGCAGACTTTGTTGCTGCTGAGTATGCTAGAGGTCACTCATTCTTCACTTACATCTCAGATACGGTTGACTCATTAAGCTCTTGTTGCAGACTCAAGAATATGGTCCAATCTAAAGAGTTCAATTTCACAAATGGAAACATGGGAGTCCAAACAGGATCGAAGTCAGTCATCACATTGAATCTCAATAGAATCATTCAGAATTTCTTCAAAGACAATACCCAACATCTTGATGAAGATCCTAAAGACAGATTAGAAGAGTTTGGATATGGGATCCTTTTCAAAGAGTATCTTGGCTCTATCTTAGAGAGAGTCTACAAGTACCATACAGCTTACAATGAGTTATTATGGGACATGAAGAACGCTGGACTCCTTCCAGTTTACTCTGCACATTTCATTGACCTTAACAAGCAATACCTCACTATTGGTTTGAATGGTCTGAACCAAGCTGCTGAGTTCATTGGTCTTGAGTGCAACAATAATCCTGGATATATGCATTTCTGTCAGACAATCTTTGGAGCTATTCAAGAATCTAACAAAACTCATAATGGAAAATTCAACAACCATCAGCTCACATTCAACACTGAGCAGGTTCCAGCTGAGTCTCTTGCTATCAAGAACTACAATTGGGACAAGAAGGATGGATATTGGGTTCCTAAAGACACTAACCTTTATGCTTCATATATCTTCAAGCCTAATGACAAGACACTTTCTATCTTTGACAAAATCATATTGCATGGGAAGAATTATATTGGTGATTATCTAGATGGAGGTGCTGCTGCTCACTTGAATCTTGAAGAGCACCTCACAGAAGAGCAATACAAGAGAATCATCAAGTTTGCCGCAGATGAAGGATGCCAGTATTTTACATTCAATATTCCTAATTCAGAATGTCAAGATTGTGGTTACATCACTAAACATCCTATAGGTAAATGCCCTAAATGTGGAAGTGAGAACATTGCTTTGTATGATAGAGTCATTGGCTATCTTACCAAGATCAATAACTGGAGTGAAGGAAGACGAATTGAGCAGAAGTCAAGAGTATATCTTCCAGATCCAGACGCAATAGCTAATGATGAGTGGGTAGAGCCAGGACCGGATGTTGTAGGATTCGAATAACAACATGGGGTGTAATTCACCCCATTTTTATTACATAAATATTATGGGAGAACTAAAAGATTATTTGAGAAAACCTTTGTGGGATGGACATATTCATCTTGCCGAAGATACTAATATAGTACCAATATGCATAAACAATGTAGTTCTTGCTAGTTGGACTGTTAGTGATAGTGAAAGAGATCTTTTGCCTGAACTTAAAAAATGGCAACAAGAGCATCCGTTTGATATTGTTCTTACTAATGGAGTTAAATATGACTATATGAGAAAGGCTTTAGAAGACAAGACTTTTCAAGGAATTGGTGAGATCTATGTTTGTAAAGTATATGAAACAGATAAATCAAAACCAGTTATTCATTATAAGAACTGGAATCTATTTGATTTAGCTTTAGAAGATGGAAGACCAATATACATTCATTGTGATTTAAATGATAAATATGATCTTGCTAAATTAGAAAAAAGAATAAAAGAGCATCCAAATATAAAGATAAATATCTGTCATCTTGGTTGCAATTCATGTTTTTCTACATATGGAAATTTAATAGCTATAAATAACTTCATAGAGCTTCAAAGAAAATATCCTAATGTTTGGGGTGATATCTCTTGGATTGCTTTAGATATAGTATTGAATAATCCTATATTGCCTCAATTAGATCTTGATAGAATAATTGTTGGAAGTAATCTTTTTAGAAATCCAGCAAATCCTGCAATAGATGATATAAGAAAACAACAAATATTAGAGTTAGATTCTAAGATTCATAATGCAGAAAATATTCAGAAATTCTTTAATATAAATAAGATTCCTAAATGGTTATAAACCTCTAGGATGGCGCCTGATGGCGGAACAAAAATGGGATGATAAATTTATCATCCCATTTTTGTTTGTGTCCCTAGGGCGGCCTAGGCTATCAAAGGAGGCGATTATACATCAACATCATCAGCCCAGTCAGAGCGGAAAGTTACATCAATGTCAATATGAGTTTTATTGTCATAATCCAAATCGCTATTTCCACCTTTAAGACCACCAACCATCATAACATCTTTAAAGAGAATTTCTCTATAAATTTCACCTGCACGGTTACCAATAGAAATTTTAAACCAGTCAGCAAGATAATCTGGTTTAATTACAGTTTCACCAGTATTGAGATCATAGCAAAGTTTGTTCCAAGCTTTGAGAAGTTTGTAAACCCAGTTATCTGTACGATTTCTCAAGTTCAAAGTGAAAGTAACAGTAAACTCATGATAAGTATTATCAAGTTTAGGTTCAAGATATGAACGAGAAGTACCCATAAACTTTTGTTCACCAGCATTAGGTCCTTTATCAAGAGAATCAAGACCAGTGATCTTAAGAATTTGTTGAGTAAGAAGCTGTTCATCTTGTGCAAATCCAGCAGCCTTCAAAGCTTCTGGAATTGTGAAGTAAGCTTCAAATAAACAATTATGGACAGGATCTTGTCTATTTACACCTGCCACAGAATTTGTAATGTGTGGTAACATAATATATTTAGATTTATTTTATATTCTATCTATATAATAGAGTCGAAAATCAACTTCTATAAATTTTAATACACTATAATTCTATTAGAAGAGTCAATCTTGTATCGAACATCTCCATCAATAGCTTCATTAGTCTTTCTCTTCTCTTTCTTCTTTTTAGGTGTAGGACGAAGATTAGAGTCTTTGCTCAAATCATCTATATCACTAGTCTCTTTAGTGAAGAATAGTTTCAATGATTGTGGCTCTGGAACAACTAGCAACTGTCCAACATTCATCTCTAATGGATTTGATATTCCATTTATCTTGCAGATCAGATCTCCATACATGTCACTGCCATAAGCAACATTAGACAATATATCTGGTCTCGCAACAGTCATCTCAGTAACCTCAACTATCCTATACTCAAAATTAGTTGAGTATATGAATGTCTTAGACAAAAGGTCAATCATATCTTCATCCGTGATTGAGTATTTCTTTATTCTTTTCTCAGATAAAAGAGAGTTTCTTAACATGATTTATCAAAAAATTATTGTCCTAAAATTATTATAGTTATATAATAACAGTAAAAATAAACACTATTAAAATAGGATGAAAAATGGCTTGCAAGATAATGACTCTCCTAAACACCAAAGCCAAACGATAAAAAGCTATTCAGAAGAAGAGTTAAAAGCTTTGGGTGCAAGTACTAGTAACTTTCTCAGAGACATGGAGAATATCCAAAGCAACCAACCTAGTAGTGCTTATGATTTCATCAATATCGCTAAATCTATATCAACTGGAAATTCTCTCATCCCAGAAGATGAGAAAGAGAAATATGCTTCTGTAGAAAAAACATCAGAAATAGAGCAAACTGAAGAAGAGACAGAGCAAGCAACTGGGATCCTAGTGAAATTTGACCCTACAATACAGTTGCCAGAGATAAAAGAATTCTTGAACAATGCATCTCCAGAAGAAGATCCTGAATATGGTGGAGACACTTTTCTACAGCAGACAAAAGTAGAAGGTATACTTGCTCCACTAGTGATGGTGAATGACACTGTCATCCCATTCAACAGTATCTCACACTTAGAGCTTTCAGACAATCCTGTTCCAAGAGTGACTTTAGAGTTTAAAGACAGATTTGATTTGGTTAAAACATTTGACAAGCCAACTAAAGACAACAAGCTCCAAGTCCAGATAATTCCTAGTTTTGAGAATGCATACAAAAAGATAAATTTGACTTTTTGGATAACTAAAGTAGATTTTGACAATAATGATGTGTACATAAGAGGAATATACAACATTCCTAAATTCAATGACATAAAGTTAAAAGCTTATGGAGAGCTTTCTACATATGAGTTCTTTGAGCAAATTGCAAAAGAGTATCAATTAGGATTTGCTTCTAACTTAGAGAACACTGAAGACAAGAGATGGATATACATGCCGAACACTCATGTGACTGATTCTTTGACCAATGAGTGTGAGATCGGTGGGAATGAGCAGCAGATTCTTGACTGGTGGATTGACTGGTGGAATTATGTCAATCTTGTAGATGTATTAGAGAGAAACAAGACTATAGACAAAGACATCAAAGTGTGGGCAACACCACACAAGTATATAGAGACTGAAACAGGACCAAATCCAGAACCTATACTGTGTGAAGCTATGTTGACAAACCAAGAGTTCTATAGAGACTTTCAACTATATGTCTCAGAATATGAAGAAGTGTTCAGCTCTTCTCCAATAGCAGACAAAATGATTGAGACATACAAGATCGGTGATATGGAAGAAGACAACTTCATCATCAGAGATGGAGATGTCAATAATGACTTGTTCATTGAGTATGAGTATGGTGGTGAGAATTTTGGCGAACACAAGTATCTCAAACAAAGATACTGTAGAGAAATGTGGTTGTCTAAGATCCGGAACAGTATGATAAAAGTCTCACTTAGACAGCCTTGCTTGTCACTTATGAAAGGCCATAAAGTGAATTTCTATTGGTATACTGTGAATGAGTTTACAAAATCGACAAAAGACTCAGATGATGTGAACTCAAATATCCCACTTCCAGAGGATAGTGAGATTGAAGAGCTTAGAGGACTGGATCCAGACAAGCAAGATGATGAGATGATTATTGACAAGCAAATATCTGGACAATATTATATAGTAGATTCAAAAATAATATATGAATACAATGGAGGTGAGTTCAAATGGCAACATATACTGACTCTCTCTAGACCAGAAGACCAGAAAGAGTATTTCGACTGGGAATCTATAAAAACACAAACTAACTAATGGCAAGCACTGCATTTATAAAGAACTCATTGTTTAGAGATGCTACAAATGATCTTTCTCTAGATTATGGTAGTGTCCTTTCAAGCATATCTAATTTTAGAAGATCTAATGGGAAAGACACAACTATAAGTTTTGATGGGCCTCAAACATATTATTTCAAGATAATGTTTTTCTTTGATGATGGAAAACCAGATGCTCAAACTTCAAATAATGGAATACCATTGTCTAATCTCTTAGGGTTGTCATATGATGGGACCATATTTGAGAATGGTTTGCCTTGGAATGGTGGAAAAGTCAATAAGTTGAAAGAGAAAAACAACTACAAGTCGGTGAATACCGCTTTAAACTACCTTATGCTCAATTATGAGTGGGAAAGAGCTCAAAAGCTTATTGATTTCATAGACTTGCTTTCTGAGATATCTTCTAAGTACCCATGGTATTTCCAAAGCATATCTGGACTTGATAATGCTTTAACAAGAAAAGAATTCACTGAAAATGATTTCAAAATAGGAGAGGAAAGAAGAAATTTCCAAATAAAATGTCTTCCTGACTCAGAAGACAATAAGATTGGAAAACTATTAGATTTATATAGAGATGTAACTTATAGCCAGCTGATGAAAAAAGAGATTCTCCCATCAAACTTGAGAAAATTTGATATGGGGATCTTCATATTCTCTAGACCAATAAAAAACATTCATAGAAAAGTTTCTGGCAAAACATTGTTGAACAATGCATCTAATGGAGAGAATTGGGATGCATCAAAAGATCTGAATGACACTGCTAGAAAAACTGGATCAAACAACATATATGCTAATTTCAAACCAGAGCTAGATTTGAAAATTGCTGGAAAAGACACTTCAGAGTACAAGACAAGCTATAAATACATAGAGTTTCACAATTGTGAAATAGACTATAATAGCAGTGCAAGTGCATATGGTGATTTGAGCAATGCAGAAGGATTTAAACAAGAATATACTATCACTATAAATTATGATGATGCTTTTGAGAATAGATATGATGAGACCTTCTTGAAGAATATAGGAGACTTCTGTATTTGGGATTTGAACTTGAACTCATCTAAACAATCAAGATACACAACTAACTTAGAAGGTGATGTCAATATTTCTGATTCAGATGATACAGATGAAGCTGCATTCTGGAGTGAGTTGCTTGGTGTTGAAAATGAATGGCGTACAACTCATCAAGATGAATTTGATATGAGAAAATCTTTGCTCAAATATGATGATGCCAATGAAGAGTCTAAAAATAAAAGTACATCTGCAACAGTAAAAGATCTAAAAACTACTGGTGGTGTTGGAATCAATGCTTCAGATCTTGTTCCTAAAAAGAATACTGGAAACATTAGAACTCTTTGGAAGGGAACATTAGCAGCTAATAGTGGAAGTCCTATGTCTAAAGCAGTCAATCAGATATATCATTATGTAGATAAGAAATATATAGCTCCAGAAATAGATAAATACAAAAAGCTTATTCTTGGCAATTTTTATGTTTCTCAATACAAGAAACTGTCAAGTGGAATAAAAGCTCTCTCTAATGGAAATGTTTTCACCGCATATAACAAGCTCAAAAGTTTCAAGAATGGGTGGAAAAAGTCTTAAATAACATATCTATTTTCTTATATTCTTATAGTGAATTTATAAGAAATGGATATGCCTTTAGAACTTACTGACAATATAATATCTTTTGACATTGAAACTACTGGACTTGATAAGTCAAAAGATAGAATTATCCAATTAGGTGCAATTAAGTATACCAAAAATTGGAAAAAAGTTGCAATATTCAACTATATGATACTTCCTACAGGAGAATGGGAAATGTCTCCTGATGCTGAAACAACTCATGGTTTCTCTAAAGAATATGTTGAAGAAACTGGAGTGCCATTAGTTTCAGTATATCAAGAATGGCTAGACTTTATCAATGGATGTGACATAATCACTTTCAATGGCAATTCATTTGACATACCATTCATGTATGCTGATTTTGCTCGTGAAGGATTAGATCCAAAGATCATTGAGAACAGACTTATTGATTCATATCTTATAGAGAAAGCAGTCAATTCTAATACTCTTGAATCCGCATATACAAGATATACTGGACTTGATCCAGATACTGCCCATAATGCTGCTTCTGATGCTAAAATGACAATTAGAGTATTTCAAGAACAAATGAATAGATATGATATTTCTGAAATACTTCAGCCAAAAGACATGAAAATGGATTTTCCAGAATCTATACTTTCATATAATGATAATGGAAGAATTCAACTTATGGGTGGAAAGCATAAAGATTCACTTATACTTGATGTTATAAAGAAAGATCCATCATATATCAAATGGTTGTTTGGAAATATTCTTTCAAAACCATCTAAAAATAAAGTGATGGAAGAGTACAATAAGTTAAAATAGAACTGAATTGTCTTATTTTAGAGTATACTTACTTAATTTAATAACCCTTTAATTTATTTATTGATGAAAAACAATGGTTTTGAATGGCCAAACTCTGGTTCTGAGTTAGAAAGAATCAAAAAAAATTCTGAGCGTTACAAAGATGTTGACATTAGAGAAGCATTTGCTCAAGAGTATGGTTTGAAAATCAAGAAAAGCCGAAAGAAAGAAGCTAACCAGATGTACTATGATGTGCAGCCTGGAGACATCATTCCTCTCAAGATCACTTATGTTGACAAGAAGACAGTCTCTTTTGATCAGTCTTTGTTCAAAGAAGTGATTGTAAGTGCAGTGAACTTGTTCCAATACAAGAGATTCAAGAAAAACACTCCAAAAGAGACTATCAATTGCAAAGTTATCTCTAAGACTAGTGATAAGATTGTTGTTGACCCATTAGCTCCAATGTTTGATGAGTGGCTAGATGAGAAGATCAACAACATCAAATCTCAGTACAATGTCAAAAAAGATTGCTCAATTGAAGTCAGAAACCTCAACCTTATGCGTGGTGGATTCTCAGGAGATGTTAGAGTTGATCCAGTAAGTGACTTCTGTGGTCAAGACATTATGCTTAAAGCATTTATTCCTGGTTCTCAGATTGTGTTGAACATTGAGTCTGACTTTGAGAAGTGGAATGGAAAGTCTGTGAAGGCATTTATCACAAACTACATCAAGTCTAGCAATGGTCCTTCTGACAAGATGAATTTGATTTGCTCTACAAAAGAGTATCTCAAATTCCAAGGAGACAAAGTCAAGATGGACTTCTTCAATGAGTACTGCCTTGAGTCAGATCGTTGGAAGGAGATCGTTAACACAAAATGGAATGGTGTTGTGACTGGTATTATCAACTCATCTAAGAAACAAGGTGTGTTTGTTGAGATTCCTGAAATAAACATTACAGGAATGATTGAAATGCCTTCTAGCAAATTGAACCATTACCATCCTGGTCAAGAAGTCCAAGTCAAGCTTGAGAAGATTGAAGAGCCAGTTGTATGGAACTCTGAAGTTGGACAAATGCAGCACAAGCAAGCATTTATTGTTGAAGACAACATTCTTAAGAAATGCAACTTACGTTTTGTCTTTTCACTGGTTGAAGATTAATCAAATGAGATGTAATAAAAAAAGGTGGCTGTATGGTCACCTTTTTTTTGTTTTACACTAAAAGACTCACATTGTTTGGTTCTTTGTCTTTGAACCTTATGAAGTCAAAATCAAGATTGTTGAATGAGAATTTCACATTAAATGACTCAGAAGTTCGTTCAGATTTTGAGTAAGAGAAATCTAACCCATCAATCCCCATTATTCTTGGTTGGTATAGCATTATATTAGAATATACTCTTCCTTGCTCATTCAATATACGTATAGTCCAGACATCATTTCCTTTGTTGTATAGTATTGGCTTGCACAAATGATGAAATAAAGTCTCATACATTATGAAATAGTTCAGCAAGCCTTGATTTTGCCTGAATGTTACAGTGAAATCTTTGTCCATTAGATCAAGTGGATTGCTAGGGCCATCATAGAAATTATCATGCTTTGGCTCTCTATTGATATGTCTTGAATCTCTTTTTATAGAGTTTGTGCTTGTCTGTGGCTGTGGCTCTACAATATCATTTATTCCAGGAATAGTGATGCCTTGTATAGACTCATTCACCAAATTCACTGGATCAAATATGACTGCTTGGTTCTCATTTATCAATCTGTAATATTTATCATATACTTCTTGTGGAAAAAAGTCTTTAGGGAATCTGAACTCAAACAAGTCAAATCTTGGTGTTAAGCTTAACATATGTTGACATATATATTTATATGAAAATAATAATCTTGTGAACAGAAAAAGTTTTTTGTTAATGTGGGAAATATATATATAAGTTATTATTGAACCAACTAAAAATTAGATCATGGAATACATGTTGATTTTTTTAATAATAGGATATTTAGTCTTTTTTGGTGTATGTTTTAGTTATATGTTAGAAAAGACAGATAATGTGGCAATACCAGTTTTGCTATCATTAATTCCAGTATTCAATATGGTATATGTTATTTATATCAAATGGAATATAATAAAGAAAACTTTTAAAGAAATATTTACAAAATATGAATAAAGAAACTTTGAATCTAAAAGACCCAAAAGAACGTGAAAGGTTGTTCTTGCAATATAAGAATCTAATGTTCAAGATTGTGAACCAGTATGCTGGAAAGCTCCCATTGACTTTTGATGATATTGTTGGTGCTGCTATGGAGGGATTTGTGAAGGCTATGAATGGCTATAAAGAAGGAACTTCTCAATCATTCCAACAATATGCAGGATGGTGCATGCGTAACAACATTCTCACTTCAGCAAATGAAGAAGGCCATGTCGTGAAGTTCAATGCATACCAGCAGAAGAAAGCAAAAGAGAGAGGTGAGAGCACATTCATCTCTCAAAGCATCTCAAACATTTATGAAGACACTCAAGAAGACAAGTTGGAGATACTTGGTGTTGAAGATCCAGAAGTAGACAATCTATCATATGAAGAAGTCATGACTGACCTGTTCAAATGGCTGGAGTTCAACTTCTCTAAAAGAGATTGTGAGATGTTCTACATGTACTTTGGATTGAATGGTAGAGAAGAGTCAAAAGGGATTGATATTGCAAAGAGCTTCAATGTGTCTGCTGCCACCGTTACGGTGACAAATAAAAAGATTATAAAGAAGATAAAAGAGAATCCAACAATGATGGAAGCTCTTCGTTTGTTCATATAAGCTTGTCATTTGTATCTTTTGATATTTATTATTAAATAAGTCAAATGATATACAAATGATTGAAGACATAACTAGAATAGAAGATCAATTAGACTATCAATTCATAATGAGAGTGCAAGCTGAGGTCACACAAAGCTGTGCACTTCCGTTTGCATTGCCAGTAGAGCGTATCCCTGAGTACATTATCCAAGCTGCTCAATGGTTCTGGCTGAATGTAGACCAATCACTTGAAGAGCGTATGTATGTCATTCCGTATGAAGCCGTTTGCAAGTGCAACATATTGAACAAGATCATACAGCTTCCACAACAGATACAAAATGTTCATGGCTGTTACAAACTTCAAAAGAACATGAGATATGGAGCAATGGGCGATTTCTCACTTGAGAGAATGATGATGTCTACTTATTCTCTATTTGGTGGAGTTGGAACTATTGCTAATGGATTCTCAGGAACTGCTGGAATGTCTGGATTCTCTCTTGCGGATGTGATCACTTCTATGTATGAAGTTGACACATTCAACCAGAATCTTAATGCTCCTTTGTCATATAACTATAATGAGAACTCACATAAATTAGTTATTTTAGGTGATCTTGGAAAATCTGATATCTTGATAAACTGCTATAAAAGATGCAGAATCCAAGACTTATATGGTAATTTTTACTTTTTCAGACTAGTAGTAGCATTCTGCAAACAGAATCTAGCTTCTATCTATGGAACTTGGGAGTTCAAATTCCCTGGTGGTGTCACTATCAATTACTCGATGTATTCTGACCAAGCAGATAGAGAATTAGAAAAGATTGAAGAGTGGGCAGAAAAGAACCACACAATGGACTTTATCTTCCAACCAAATACATTATAGTATAAGATGAAACCACTTAAAGCCTTGATATCTAAAAGCACTATTCATCGTGCACATGCACCTTTTTCCATAAATGTATCTGTCCCTATAGAATTGAAAAATATAAGAAATGGGAACATAATAAAGATGTGGAATGAAGATAGATATGACATATACATTGTGCAAGATGTAAAAAATCTTCCTAAATACATACAAAAAGAAATTTATACAAGTGATGGGGATATATTTATAAGATATTGGGATATGAATGCCATAGGCTATTCTTATTGGGAGGCTGCTAATTTTATTCCAAATTTTCCATATCACAGAACTTGGCATGATACAAAAATAGTCCAGATATGGGATGCTAATATAGACATGAGTAATCTAAGATCTAAAAATGATTTTAAAGTGTTATATAATAAGATTTGTGATAAAATCAGATAAGAAATTAATATGAGACCACTTAAAGCCTTGATATCTAAAAGTACTATAAATCGCGCACATACTGGAATAATTCTAAAGAACTATATTCAAAACCCAAAGTATGAAGATGCTATAAAACCTGGCAATGTAATAATTATAAGTGATGAAAAGATCTTAAGACTATATATTGTATCAAATAGAGAAAGTCTTCCTAAAGAGTTCCAAAAAGAAATATCAGAAGGGCGTGATATAGTGTTTATAAAATATGATACAAATAAATATGGATTTTCTTATTGGAATGCTGCTTCTTTTGAGAAAAAATTCCCATATCACAGACATTGGGATGATACTAAAATTGAAAAGGTATTGATTAGCAATGTAGACTTTAAAACAATAAAATCTAAAGAAGATTTTAAAGTAATATATGATGAGATTTGCAATAAAATCAAATAAGAATCAATATGAAGCCACTTAAAGCATTAATATCAAAGAGCACTATACACCGAGCACATGTTAAAAGGTCTAGAGTATCTAATGAGTATCTAGTTATACCTAGTTGTGGTTTTTATAATCAATATAAAAAATACAAGAAACCAACTTTCTCTTTTTCAGATGTAGATGTTTGGATAATGACTTATGAGGAGATTGATGAGCTTTTTCTTGTGTATGCTCCAACACCATTAGATATCATCAGGTCAGAATTTCTTTTATACCCAATGAGCGATCTTCCTATAGACAAAGAAGAGCTTTACCAGTTCATGAAAAAATACTGGGGAACAGATGACAGCATTGGTGATGTCCCTCCTCTTACGTATGATGAGATAAAAGAATTATGGGGACTATAAATATAAACTTGAAAAATACTATATAATATATATGAAAGAAGTAATAGATGTAATAAATGAAGAGCAACAGATAAATGAAAGCTCATTATTCTCAATGTTTGATGTGACTTTTATATCACTCATATCATCATCAATAGCAACTTTGATCTCTATTGGATGCGGTGTCTCTTCTCAAATGGTAAGAGCATTGATTGCTGAAAAGAACAGAAACAAATTTGGAAAAGAGAAAGTTGAATTGCTTCAAGAGCTCAAGAACTTTGTCAGAGATCTTGATTTTGATGTCAGTGACATCCCTCAAGCAGAGTCAGTGTTGAACAACACTGGTGAGTGGACTACTGAGATGCTATCTGAATTGAGAAATGGCTTGTACTCAAAAATGGATGATGATCAAAAGAAGAAATATGATGAGCTTGAAACAAAGTATATAAAAATCAGAAATAAATTTGCAAGACTTTAATGCCATTAATATCTAAAAACACAATAAAGCGTGCGCATGCCGGAGACTTGTTTATTGTAAAGAATCCTAAAAAATCGACTTTACAAGTTGGAGATTTTGTCATAACTAATGAGAACAAGTCTAATATATATTTTGTTGCATCAAAAGATATTGTGAATTCATGGCTTAATATAAAGCATACTAATGATTCTGATGATGACAAAATGATATTTGTACAGTCTTTAGTGAATTATGGCATATCAAAATCATATTTGCCATTTACCAAATATGATGATGATCTTAAATGGGTAAATAATCCCAACATTGGTTATAGTATAAAGTATGTATTCAGGACTTCATGCAAGGAAAAAGACTTAGAAATACAAAAAGGTGTTGAAGAAATGACTTTGAAAGTCTGTGACCAATTAAAAACCAATTTTCCAGAAATTGCAAAATCTATTCACATATAGTGAAAAAACTATTAGTTTTGTTTTATATTTATTTATCAGCAGTTATTCATACAAATTAAACAAATTATCTAAACAAATTTTTTTAAATTAAACAATCAAAACAATGGAAAAGTACGAACAGCTTAAAGAAGTCATTATGAATTGCGAAGAAGATTTTGTGAAACTTTATGAGAAAGGTGTAAAAGCCGCATCTACCAGAATCCGTAAAGCAATGCAAGAAGTGAAAGCTCTTGCTCAAGAGATTCGTGTTGACGCTCAAGCTACTAAGAACGAGCTTTCACAAAAAGCTGAAGAGTAATCTACTTAGTAAATTGAAACAATAGAAAAGGGATCCAACAGGATCCCTTTTCGTGTATAAGGCACCATGAATTTCGCCGCCTGAAGTCCGTAGCGCGGCGCCTGTTGGCGGAATAACCGGTACCCGATATAATTATACTCCTAAGGTCTAAACCGCCATCAGGCGGCAAAAATATTTTTGTTACAATATTAAGTAATAGGATATATTGATAAAGATATAAACCTATTACTTATGACTATAGAAGAGTACAAGATAAACATAATGACAAATATAATCCCTTCTTTAGAAGAAAGGTTAGCTAAAGTCAACAACTCTATTGTAGAATTTGGCTTGAAAGGTCAAGGATTGTCTCAAGAAGATTGGTTGGACTTGAAAAGAAAGATTATAGACAACTATGAGAACACTGGCCTTTCTGCTTACCAAGTGCGTAATCGGATTGTCAACAGTTTGATGGAGAAGAGGTTAGAAGTGCTTCCTATGGAGAACAAGTATTTCATTAAAGTAGAGAGCACTAATGAGTTAAGCTGGAATATATATAAAGAAGCTTACAAGATTGTCAAAGAAGTGGATTCTAACTTGTTTGAAGTCATTAAGTTAGATGTGTATCTAAAATTCAAAGAAAGAGATTTGCCAATTCCTAATAAATATATAATTAAATTAAAGAGAGGAATAAACAATGTGTTCTACACTAAGAAAGACAAGCATAGTATGTTTTTCTTAAGTGACTCACCTACTGCTGTTTACGATTATAGAATAAGGTAGTTAACTTTAAAAAAAGTGACATATGTTACTATTGTAACACCTAAAAAATATGATTGTAAATAAGAAATGGATATCAGACAACTATAAGAAGTTCAACAAGATGTACTTCAACAATGAGCTTCCTAAAATAAAGTTCAGAACTTCATCTGCTAAGTCTTATCTTGGACTGGCTAGTGCTAGGTATGATGACATTACAGGCTCTACTACTGATTTCTCTATAACTATTAGCAATTACTGGGATCAACCAGAAGATGTGAAAATGTCTACTTTGCTTCATGAGATGATCCATATCAAAGACTATGTTGTCAATGGAAAAGAGATCTATTTGTCTGCTTGGTCTAAAGGCAAACGCAGAGGCCATGGTGAGTTCTTTCTTAAAGAAGCTAAGAGAATATCTGATCTCAGTGGGATTGACATCACGGTCAGAGCTACTCGTGAAGACATGGACAGAAGCAAATATTCTTTAAAGACTGAGCAAAGAATGTCTGCTGACTATCAGGCATTGATCTCTAAGGACAGAGGCTATGTGATGTTCAGACTCCCTAAGAACTATGATGCTTCAGATGTGTCTCATATCATGAACGAATTTGGCCTCTATGAGTGCAATGTCATTGAAGGGAACTTCAAGATATATGCTGAAAAGCGTGGTTCTGTCAAAAGCGGCAAGATCATTGGTGACAAGAGATATGACATCACTATGGCTGAATCTAAGAAAATAAGCCCTGTACTTTATCGTACGGATGGAATATATGATTTGAATGTCAAACTTAATGAGATCAAGTAAGTCATAAAAGATTAATAATATAAGTAAAACTAATAAACAATAAAGAATTATGGGATATATGATTGATGATATTATCAACAAGTGCAAAGAGAATGGTGATGGAATCTATGCATTTTTTTATGATCACCTCAGTATGGATGCTAATTTGGCTTTGGTCGTTAAGGACCACGAGATTGTAACACCTAAAGAGCTTAAACTTGAAATCGAGGATGGTGAAGGTCATTACAAAGCACGAGAAGGATGGTACAAGGGAACTATTGAGCTCTTGATGGACAGCAACTCTTCGTACTATGGATCTATGGGTTTTTCTACTGGCATTGGAATGCTGAAAGAGAAGTTCCCTGGAATGAAGACCTACTATTGCAATGCTGGCTGGTACACTTTCCCACAGGATTGGAGAGAGATCAAGGCTGATGGCTATTATGCAAAGAAATGTGATGAGATGCTCGAGGTGATCCATTACACACATGAATCTAATAATTCAGATAAATAAGAATCATGAAAAAGATATTATTAGTTATTGTATCATTTTTGATGCTCTCCGGTTGTACAAATTGGATGGGGAATAGTAATGATTATGTAATCTCAAAAATAGCATATTCTGAATCTGGCAATAACTATCGTGTGTATATTAAAGGAGAAAACTGTAAAGTACTCCATTACTTTTACACAAATGAAAGATATAGAGTTGGTGATACATTGACAATAGGACTTAATAAACGAGACACTATATATGAATAATTACACTAAGACCTTAGAGTGCTTTGAGAAACTCAAGCAGACTACTAAGAACAAAGAGAAGCTACAGATCTTAGAGTCATACAAAGAAGATGAGACACTAGCTAAAGTGCTGCATGCTGCATACTCTGGTGAGAAGTACTTCATCTCTCCAGACCAGATAGACACTTTCATGCAGGAAGAGACTATATTCCCTATGTACTATGACATGTTTAGTCTCTTATATGATCTCAAAACTAGAGTCATTACTGGCAATGAGGCACAAAAGTATGCTACAGAGTTTGCTGTGTATAATCCAGCTATAAGACCTATCTTTCTTGGAATCTTGAAGCATGATCTGGCTATTGGTATGGCTAAAGCTAGCATCAAAAAAGTGTTTCCTAACATGTTCTCAGAGTTCTCTGTAGCTTTGTCAGACAAGTATAATGAGAAGACTGAGAAGTTTGTTGACTTCACTTCTGGTGAGTGGTGCTCTTCTCGCAAGCTCGATGGTGTGCGCTGCATATGTGTGAAGAAAGACAATGAAGTCCATTTCTATGCACGTTCAGGCAAAGAGTTTTTCACATTAGATGTCCTTAAAGACTCTATTATGAAGATTCCTGGTGAATTTGTCCTTGATGGTGAGTGCTGTATTGTAGATGTCAATGGTGATGAAGACTTTATCTCTATTGTATCAGAAATCAAACGTAAGAATTGGACAATCTCTAATCCTTGCTACAAAGTATTTGACTGTCTTACTATTGAAGAATTCTTCACTAACTCTAGCTCAGTGAAGTTATTAGACAGATTGGATAGAGTGATATTCAAAGAGATCAAGCAAGGCTTGTATCCACATCTTGAAGCTGTTGAGCAAAGGATTCTTACTAGTAAAGAGCAATTTGATGAGCACTTCAATGAATCACTTGAGAAAGGCTGGGAAGGCTTGATGCTTAGAAAGAATGTAGGATATGAAGGAAAGCGATCTAAGAACATGTTGAAAGTGAAGAAGTTCCAAGATCTTGAAGCTAAGATCATAAGCTGTGAGAATGGCGACATCAGATTTATCGAAAATGGCAAGCAGCAGGTCTATAATGTCCTTTCATCAATCACTATAGAGTATAAAGGAAATAAAGTAGAAGTAGGAAGTGGCTTCTCTAAAGCTCAAAGATTTTGGTACAGAGACCGTCATGATGAGTTGATTGGCAAGACTGTAACAGTGAAGTATTTCCAAGAATCACAAAATGCTAATGGAACTTACTCGTTAAGATTCCCAGTAGTGAAATATATTTATGAAGAGGAACGAGATCTTTAATAAGTAAGATAAATTAGATATATTAAATTAATTGTATAACATTAAAAACTTTAAGAAAATGACTGATAGAAGTGTACGTTACATTGTAAAGCCTGAATGTGGAATGGTTATCTGCATCATCAAAGAAGACTACTTCACCTCTTTCCGTGGCATTGCTAAGTGCAGCCCTGAAGACACATTCAATGAAGAGACTGGAAAGCGCATTGCCTACTTGCGTGCATGTAAAAAGCGCAAAAGATATTTTATCCAGGATGCTAAAGAAGATATTAAGCTCTATAAATCTGCGATTGATGAGTATGAGACTCGTATTGCTCAGAGAATGCGTCGTATTGACTCTATGCGAAAGAGCATTGCAGTCTATAGCAAGGAAATTGACTCATTAGCTTAATTCTACTTTATGAACAAACTTAAAGGTGGCTTGAATAGTCACCTTTTTTTAGTATGAAAAGAATCCATAACTTGATTATATTATATTATCAAAATAAAACTATAACTATGAAGAAAATTTTGTTATCGTTAGTATTAGCTTTTGCTTTGGTATTTACTGCTTGTGATCCTCAAGGCAATCAACAAAATGTAATCGAACAAGACACTATTACTGTAGTGTGCGACTCTATTCCAGTAGATTCATTGAAAGTTGATATGACTGATACACTTCATTGTGTGGCTATCACTAAAGCCGGAGTAAGATGCAAGAACCATAGAGTTGCTGGAGACACATTGTGCGCAGTACACAAGAAAATGAAATAAAAATCAAATAAGTATGAAAGAGAAAGTATTCAAGAGTATTTATAATCTTATAACAAGAGGACAAATCCAACCAGAAGAAGCATATTATCTTCTAGAGCTTTTGTTTAAAGAAAATAGAGATCCAATCTATATTCCTTACACTCATACTGAACAACCATTGACAACAACTTGGACTGGAGGACCATATACTATAACTACTACTGGTGGCAATGGAATTAAAATTAATAATACTGGAGATGATGTTATCAATCCTTGGTGGAATGAAAAAGATTCTTCTACTGGACTTCCAAACAATGTAGTGTATACTGCAGTATCTTCTATATCAGATCCTTCAATAGAAAACACAATCACTGCAACAGCTACTTCTGAAAAGGATCCACAATTCTGCTAATTAAAAATTGAATATAATAGTCTAGGACTTGATTTTATTATTAATCATAGAATCAAGTCCTTTTTTATGGAATTATGTGTGAAAAGATATGAAGAGCAACCACTTCGAGTGTTTGGAAAACTTTATATAGATAATGTAGAGATCTGTGACACTTTAGAAGACACTGACAGACATCTTGAAGATCATCTTCCAGATATAGAGACATTGAGAAAGGAAAAAGTATACTCTAAGACCGCCATACCAAGAGGAAAATACTCTATAGAGAACTATTGGTGGACCAAGTATAAAAACTATTATCCATGGATAACAAATGTTCCTGGATTCACTGGGATTTTGATTCATGGAGGAATGACTGAAGAGCACACTAGTGGTTGTATTCTAGTTGGAACTAGACAAGGAGATATTCTAGTCAAGTCTTCAGAAGCAATGAGAAAGATCAGAGAATATTTTAAGAAATACAAATATGGTAAAATAGAGATTAGATAATGAAATCAATAGTTGACTATATAACAGAGGCAAAGAGTCTAAGCCGTGACTTCTTGATTGCTCATCCGATAGCAGATGACGTGAGAGATTACTTGAACGACCAAAATGATTGCAGAAGAGTTCGCATAAACTTCGGAGGAATCGGAAGAGGCCAACACGACTGGGAGCATGAATGCTACATCATTCCAAACAACAAACAGCTTCTCCAAAAGATCAAGAGCCTGCTTGCTGAATATGATCCAAATGGATTCGGCGCTGAAGTGTTGACATTTGAAATCCCGCAAGAATATTCTGACATTGAAGTTCTGGTGAAAGATCTAGAGACATCAAAGCTATGTGCAGATGATCTGAAGGAAGGAAAGACTATAAATGCATAAAATAAGATAAATACTATGAAGCCACTTAAAGCATTGATATCAAAGAGCACAATAAAAAGAGCACATGCTGGTGTGGTGTTATCGATGTTCTCTAAGTCTAATTTTACATGTGGGACTATAGTTGGCTTTGAAGATGGCACTCTAGGTGTATATGTTGATGACCAGTTGTCTAAATATATAGAGGATAAATTTGATTTTGTATTTATAACAGATCATAATATTATCTTAACTTATGATTCTAAAGATAAAGAAGTTTGTTATTTTGATCTAATAGACTATACTGATGATCTTAAATATAATGATAGAGCCTATCATGAATATGATATTGTCATAATCTATGATAGAGTTCTAAAAGAAAATGAGATAAAAAACTTTACAGAAAATTTCTATAAAGAGATACACAAAATTGTAAAAGGTATGAAATATATTGAAAGATAAAATTACTACATAAAGATATATGAGAAGTCTAACTTATTTACTATTTGAAGCTCTTTCTGAAGATACACCTACTATACAAGATGTGTATAGAATGGGTAGAAGATACTCAGATATGTTTGAGCCTTACTTTGAGGACAAGAAATTGTTTGAGCTATTCAGATCTAAATGTTTAGAGTTTGCAAACTTGTTCAGTGACAAAACTGGTGCTGCTGGAAAGCACCACAATTTCTTAGGAGGTCTTGCAGTGCATACTTTTGAGATGTTAGATATATTATACAACACATATGTGAAACATCCTAAGAATGCTATGAAGTTCAACTCTTCTAAAAAGAAAGACAATGAGCATTTTAATTGGGGCATTTGTGCTACAGCTATATTGTATCATGACTGGGGAAAACTGAATGAGTATGAGCACTCTAAAGGTGCTGATGAGAATGGGAGATGGGGAATTACTTATGCTATGATGTCTAAAGGACACATATTCATGTCAGCTGAGCACTTTGATGAAGATGCTAGACAATTTGGAATTGGAAACTTTGTGAAAGACTCTGTGACTCATTGCATATTAGCACACCACTCAAAACGTGAATGGGGATCTCCTGTAATTCCTATGACTGCTGAAGCTAAGATTGTTTGTGCATGTGACTTGATTAGTGCTGAGAGAGCTAAAGGAAAGAAAGACTATTTCAACCAATTCTTGAGAGGTGAATTAGAATATGGTAATGATGAAGAATTCTGGCAATCTAATGTGAAACCACGCTTGAGAGGTCAGCAAGTGAAATTCAAGAAATTCTCTACTGAGAAACCTAAAGAGTATGAGAATGTGTTAGTTAAACTAGATAGAAGAATCGGCTGGGAGCTTGACACGGTTCAAGCATTCTATGATGGAGACAATTGGATATTAGGAGATGGTGAAGAAATCAAGCCAGAGAAAGATGACCGTTGGGCATTGATTGTGTAAAAAAAATATAGAAAATATGAAAGATATAACTGATTATTTGAATGAAGCTTTAGAAGTAAATGAAGCTTATTCTCCAAGTGAAGAAGCTAAAGAGCTTTATAAAAACTATTTGGATGAGAAAAAGTATTTAGAAAAGAACAAAATCGAAGATGATGATGAAGCTTATCAATTAGATGAAGAACACTTGGAAATGCTAAGAAAAAAATATAATAAAGAAGTTAAAAATTTCAAAGATCAAATTGATCTAGCTATTGAAACCTTTGATGGAATCAAGAATACCAAAGATGAAAAAGCTTGGTATGAAATATTTAACTATTAAAATGGATTTAATAAATTATATAAATAATCCTTTAAAAATTGAAGACTCTATAGACAAAGCTATGGAATCTTTAGACTCTATGTGCATTGCAACTTATACTACAAGCACTCCGCAAAAAGACTCTATTATACTTAAGAAGAGATTTGGTGTAGAGACTTGTTTTGTTGAAGAGAACACTTTAGTGGTGCCAGTCACATCTGAAATGGTGAATCTGAATATGAATGACACTATATTAGATGAGATTGAAAAAATTGGATTAGATAAAAATAAATTTGAGATATAATGAAATCATTAACAAAGACAATGAACGATTCTATAAATGAATCAAGAAACTATCCTTACTCAGTAGCATTCAATATCAAGGGAAAAATTATTACTACAGATATTAAACTTAGATATCCTAGTGATGCTAATCTTTTTGATGAATGGCTAGAATCAGAGATAAATAATGATATTTATCATGCAGATGGTGGTCCTAATGATATTGAACTTTAATAGAAAAAATAAATATGTATAATATGAAATCTATTGTAGAAATATTTAATGAATCCCTTGTGAATGAGTCTTCAAGACACTTGATAACTTGTGATTCTGCTGAAGAAGCAAGTGACAAAGCTTGTGAAGAAGCTAGCAAGAAAAGAAGACATCATGATGAAGGAATGATGATAGAATATTACGGTAGTAATCCCGATGATTTTGGTTGGTAAAATAATTAATTGTGAATGGCGAACTTAGAGATAGCACTAAAGAAAGTACTCGGTTGGGAAGGCGGATTTGCTAATGATCCTGATGATAGTGGTGGCCCAACAATGAAAGGAGTCACCATTGCTACATATAAAGAATACTGTAGAAGAAAAGGAAAAAAGGCTCCTACTGTAGAAGATCTCAAAAGAATCACTAATGAAGAAATCTTGGATCTAGCAGATCTTCTTTATTGGTCAAAGATACAAGGTGACAATATCAAGAACCAGTCTATTGCTAACTTGTGCTTTGACTGTGTGTGGGGCTCTGGAACTGGCTACATTAAAGTGATACAGAAAGTTCTTGGTGTCACAGCTGATGGGATTTTTGGACCAATGAGCCTTAGAACTCTAAATGAGTGGGACCCTCAAGCTCAATTATTCCAAATGCTTTGGGATCGTAGAAAGATTTATCTCTCATCTTGCTCTGGAGCTTGGAAGTATCTCAAAGGTTGGCTTCGCCGATTGAACTCATTCACATTTGAGCCATCCCCTTTTGAAGACAAAGATCCTTCTCAATTAGAAGGAGGATCTACAACTCAAATTGAAGAGACCAAACCTATTGTAGTTGAGAATAAAGAAGAGATCCCTACTCCCAAAAATGAGCAAGTTCTAGAAGAGAAGAAAGTGACTTGGCTCCAGACTCTTTTAGAGTGGATCAAAAAGATCTTACAATTGGCATAAGCAAAATCTTTACTCATTCATTCCAGCGAAGTATATTAAGTAATATACTTCGTTTTTTTATTTTATAACTAATAAAAGATATATAAGAAATGGCAAACATCACTGACTATCTTTACAGACTTCAAGACTTGACAAACACTAATCTCAAGATCTTGACCGCTATAAATGATGCGTTCTCAACCAAGAAAGAACATCTTGCTGTAATGATAGGAACTAAAAGATACATTATCCCTTCATACATTGCATTAGAGAACAAAGTTGACCAGCTTCAAGCAGACTTTGAGAATCTAGTCTCTATTCCTAAAACTGGTGAAGCTGCTATAACATTTGATGAGAACACTCAAAAGATTCGTCTGTTGGGTTATTCAAATTGTCCAGAAGAGCAAAAACTCACTCCTGTCACTACATTCTTTTCTGAAAAAGCAGACATATTGAAAGACTTCATGACTCCTGCTCCTTATGTGAAGTTGAATCTCTCTAATCTTACAGAGAATGCTTCTTGGGTGAATGTGAAGAAGATTGCTGCTAGAAACTTAGACATGGTTGCTGCTATCCAGCAGATGCAAAATGGTGGAGTGATGAAATGGGAAGATATGGCTCATATCTTATATAATTATGAAGAAGACAAAGACTATGTAGAGTATGACACTTTGAAACGTTTGCCATTGAAAGACAATACTCCTTATGGTACATACACTGTAAGACAAGTCAAGCAACAATGGATTGATGATAACTTTGAAGAGCACTATGTTCTAGAGTTCAATGAAGATCTGACTTACACTGCTCAGAATCAATCAGTTGAGTTTGACATTGAAGTTGGTGACTTCTTAGTGATGAACGATGATACAGTGAAACTCTTAGTTGAGTCTGTTGAGCCAGCTGTGAGAACTCTTACTTGCAAAGTACTCTATGGCGCATATGCAGAGATCCATGACATCACACAAGGTGATGACAAGTGCAAGCTCAGATACTTCAAGCAAAGAGACTACACTCAATTCAAGTACATTGATGTTCCATTGGAAGAAGATCAGCACGTGTGCATATTTGCTTCAGCCATCAATGATGAGATGAACATCCAAGCTCCTTGGGGTGAAGGTCTTTACATAAATACTGATGAGCTGACTATAAACTTGAATGGAGATATTGTCAACTTCAGAGACTATTACAATGATTATGTGAACAACATTGGTGACACTCTGTTTGGAATCACTGATATGGTTAGAAATACAATCAATAATATACATAAAGATGAGTTTGATAGGATTCTTGCTAGCCAACCAGTTCTAGTGCCTTCTAATTTTGATGTTGTCCAAATCAACAAGCATTTAGATGACTCTGACACTGTACAGAATATCAGAAGACTTTACTCACAAAAGTCACAGTATAAGACAGATCTTCAAGGTGTGTTGAACTCTATTGCTAATATCCAAAAGATCTTATCAAGCATCTCATTTGATGATAGTGAGAGCAACAGACAACTGTATGAGTCACAACTCACTGAATGGAATGCTAAGAAGATTGAGTTGAACAACTCTATAGCTAGCATCTCACAAGAGATTGCTCAAGCAGCTAATGACACTGAGCTTCCTATTGATGGAGCAAAATTCCATATTCGTGGCTTTGTTGAAGAATATCCTGCTGACCTTCCTAAACCTATAAGAATTGATTGTGAGTATAGATACAAGAACAAAGCTCGCTATGCTGGAAATGCATCTTCAATTGGCGAGAACATATTCTCTGATTGGAACCGTATGGTGTCTATAACAGATATGAGACATCCTTCTACTGATGGGTTCACATTCTTCTATGAGTACAATGAGAACACTTCTATAAAGAATGAGCCATCTTGGAACCAAATTGACATCCCAATCTCTCAAGGTGAGTTAGTTGATTTTAGAGTAAGATACATATATGATCTTGGCTGGCCATTTATTGAGACTACTTCTCAATGGAGTGAGATCATGCAGATTGAATTCCCTGAAAAATTTGTCAAACAAGTCTCTATATTAGACATCATTGAAGAGAACAACAATGATGTGAAAGAATATCAATTTGAGTCTCTTTTATTGGAGAAAGGAATACCTGAGCATGTTGAAGACAAAGTGAGAGACAATGATGTAACTTATTTCCACAAGCCTGAGCATATCTCTAGTGGATTCTACACTGAAGAGAGACGAATCATTCCTTTGAAAGACAAACTTCAAATGATTGACTCATCTATATATGATCTTCAAGCTGAGGTTCTAGGATGGCAATCACAGAACTTGATTGTGACACTGAGTGACAATATGCAAGCTCAGAACATTTCTCCATATATTGAGAATTACTTCGAGTGCACAGACTACTCATCAAATGAGCATAAAGCAGACAATACTGTGTTCAATATCTTAGAGCAGACTCCTACTAATAAAGAAGTAGCATACACTCAACTTGAGCTTTCTATATACAATGCTGGTGAATATTCTACTAAACTTTACACTATGTTCCCAGGTGCATACACTGAGATTTTGAAACAAGAAGCAAGAAGCAAGTTCTTAGCTAGTGATTATGTGCTAGCTACTGACTCTAGCACACATGAGCCAGTTGGTGGTGTCTGGATGAAAGTTGATGATCCAACAGAGAATGCTATTCTACAGCACCATAACCAATGGATGTATTGGAGAATGAACTCTATATATGATGGATCTCCATACTATGATGACCAAACAACATCTAACATTGACTCTGGTAGAACTGGAAAGATCAAAGCAACTAAAGAAGCTATTCCTAGCACATGGGACTCATTGAATCCACCAACTCATGGAACAATGAACAATTATATCACTATATATCCTTATATTGGAGATATCACTGCTATTTGCATTGATGCTAATGATATGTACAAGACTTTGAACCCTGGTGAAAGCATCACAATCCCATTGTCTGTGTATTATTTCTTCTCTGATCAGAATGTGACCCATCTTGAAAGAACAATGTCATTTGACTTGAGAACTTCACTATACACAGATCCTGTTAATTACATATTCACTATTGGTGTCTCTAGAACTTCTGATGTATATCAAAAAGTCAAAAAAGAGAATGCTATGAAACAAGTCTCTAAGACTCCATATCAAAGTGTTGTGGTGAAACAAGTTGAGACTCAGACAAAAGCTAAAAGAGGTAACCAGATCTCAGGTGTGGTGAATCAAAATAAGAATCGTAGATAACTATGACTAGTGAGATTCAAAAAGAGCTAAGAGAGAAAATAATTCGTGGTGAGATTGACATCAACAACCAAGAGAACTACTTCAAAGCTCTTTATAGAGGATTCATACATGATATAAACCAGAAGATCAAGATCAGAAAGTGTGAGATACCACATATAGTCTTGAACACTGGTGATGACACAATGTTTCTTGAAGTCAAAGGGCAAGACCATTCTAAAGAGCCTCTTGAAGTAGTCAATGAAGACTATGTGTACAACCAAATTCCAAGAGCAATGGTCCAGTTCAATGGAATAAATCTTTTGACCGACCAATTGTCTTCTCCTTATATGAGAGGTAAATTCCAACTACCTTATAAAGATTTCTTATATGGCATAACTGCTGAGTTTCGCAGAATGCCAATAAGATGTGAAGCTGGAGTGAAATACTATTTTGACTCATTCTCAGACCTTATGGAAGCTTCTCAATCCATAATCACTAATCTAGCTTTTATAAATGATTACACTATATCTTACATGGGTGAGACTATATTCTGCACATACAAGTTGCCAGACTCTGTTGATGGACAATTGAACCTTGAGTTTGATGGTGTAACTACTGACTCAAAAAATAGAACTATTGAGATCACTTATGAGATTGAGTCAAACCTTCCAGTGTACATGCCAAGAACTGTAATCTTTGAAGACAATTTCATACGTGGTGGCAAAGAGAAAAGTTACATTCATATAGATGAAAAACTTCCAGTGGATAGACATGAAGCTGATTCTGGAACAGGAGAAGAGAAATACAATACACTGGGAACTCTTTCTGGAAAATATTTTAAAGTTGGAGAAAAAAACTTCACTTACTCAAATGAAAGATCTTAAAGAGGCATTAATAAATAAGAACAATATCAAGAGAGCATTAATAGGTATCACGTGGATAGAACCTTCTTCATTGAAGGACCTTACTCCAGGAAGAGCAGTTAGATTTGTAGATGGCTGGAACAAAGTAAGAGACATGATTGTGCTTCCTGCAGAGAGTGCGCTTAAAGAAGATGGATTCCTTGCAGATTTCATTATTTGTCCTGCAAAGACTGAAAGTGGTTACTTCTACCATTATACTGATGAATTCATGTACGACGGTGAACTTCATCGCTCAAGTGGAAAGATAACTAAAATCTCTAAAGAACTTATAGATGTGTCTAAGATACATGACATAAGAGATGTCATTCAATTGTTCAAAAGATATAGATTAGACCCTACATATAGGTCTTTGACTAAGAATGATATGTGATAAGATTAAAGAAAAGATAAAGAAATGAAAGATCTTAAAGAAGCATTAATAAATAAGAACACTATCAAGAGAGTGATAGATTCTAATAAAAAGAAATATGGATTCACAAATGAGACAAAAAAAGCAAATGGTGTAATCCTTCATCGAATTCAAGCTCTTAAAGATATTCCATCAATAGATGTGAAGAAAGGAGATCTAGGTGGATGGATAGAATCATACAACAATCTAGATCAGAGAGGAGATTGCTGGGTTGATGAAAATGCTCAAGTGTATGGTGAAGCTAAAGTATATGGTGAAGCTTTAATATACAACACTGCTAAAGTGTATGGCAATGCTCAAGTGTATGGTGAAGCTTTAGTGTATGACAATGCTCAAGTGTATGGCAATGCTTGTGCATATGATAGTGCTGAAGTATGTGACAATGCTGAAGTAAGTGATAATGCCAAAGTATATAATGAGGCCCGAGTATATAATGATACTTATGTATATGGCAATGCTCAAGTGTATGGCAAAGCAGAAGTATTTGGTGACGCTATGATATATGAAAATGCTAAAGTATATGATACTGCTCAAGTAGGAGATGCTGCTAAAGTGTATGGCAAAGCTAAAGTATATGATAAAGCTATAATATATGAAAATGCTAAAGTCTATGGCAATGCTGAAGTATGCGGTAGCGCTAAAGTCGATTATGGTGTGAATAAAGGAAAAATAGAGAAATGAAAGATCTTAAAGAAGCACTTATAAATAAGAACACTATCAAGAGAGTGATAGATTCTAATACTAAGAAGTACACTTTAACTGATGAGACAAAAAAAGTAAATGGTGTAATCTTTCATCGAATTCAAGCTCTTAAAGACATACCATCGATGAAAGTAAAAAAAGGAGACTTAGGTGGATGGATAGAATCATACAATAATCTAGATCAGAGAGGAGATTGTTGGGTATCAGATAATGCCAAAGTATGGGGTAATGCTAAAATATATGGCAATGCTAAAGTATATAGTAGTGCTGAAGTATATGGTACTGCTA